CATTTTTTCCATATGTACCTGGGTCAAAATAAGCATAAGTATTAGTAAATACAGTATTTAACGACCCACCAAATTCTCTTCCTTTTGTTGTTGTAATAAAGGTTGTTGTGCCTAGCCCAGTTTGGTTGATGTTATCAGCCCCTCCTGACCCTGCATTAAATGCTAAACTTGCCGATAGATAAACAACATCTCCTTGACTTGGTACAGTTCCTACAGTTCTAACAACACCCCCACTAGAATATATAAAATTAGAAGTTTGAACAGTACCCCCATTTGTACTTCCATTTCTAGTTCCACCTGTTGGGTTAGAGGGGGTTACTAAAGAATCTGTTTCTGTGATTGAAGCAAATGTAGGTTGTGCTGAAAATAAAGGATTGAAATATCCTGTAAGATGAGATCCTTCTTTAAAATTTGATGTTAATAATAAAGGAGCTCCTGAAAGTGATCTTGAGGTTGCTGATAAAGATGAACTTTGTCTAGTATTAAAACCTACTGTTTGAGAAAAATCACTAGTTTGTACATCCGACCAAAATATTTCAGTATCTTGATCATAAAAAGTAGTATAATTAGAAGAACCTGATTGTACTCCTATTGATGAAGATAATCTATACCAACCTGTAGCTTCTTTTGTTGTGAAGGAAATACCCCCATTATATAAATTATTTTGAAAAATCGTAGCAAATTTACCATCTTGATATTTTATATCTAATCCTCCTACTGTAGGTATTGCCCCAATAGTTTGACCTGATGTTGTATTAAAAGGTGGTGGGGTTTTTACTAAAGTATATTGTTGTTCATCTACTACTGTTTGGGTTTTTGCAGAGTTATCAGCAAAAATTCTTCTTAAAGAACCTGATGTTGTGAATGAAGAACTTACTAATCCTAAATTGAATAATTGGAAAGAAGGATCATAAGATGATGAGGGGCATGTGGTCGAACCAGCTGCAACTGATGTATATTTTATATTATAGCTTGAATTATTATAAATTGGAGTAATTCCTTGAAATACACTTTGTCCTGCTATAGCCCATCCTTTTCCTTGCAAATATAATAAAATAGGGTCGGTTGTAGAATTGGGTACATAACCCGTAACTCCACCTGTTCCTGTTGAAGCAATTGTTTCAGAAGTACCAGAATAATAACGAGCATTAGGTGAAGTATCTGGTGATGATGCACTTAATTGTGTTGCTATAAATCTTAAAATTTCAGCTGTGTCTGTGTTTTGATCATAATTATTAAATACCGATCCTTCTAAATCTGTCTGCCATGCTTTTGATGTTGGGTAACCTACATTATCCGTATAATGCCATATAGATTGGCTAAACATCATTCCATATTTTGCTACGCTACCCCCTGTACCATCATTATTTGGGTTTTGTGTAACGCCTATAGTAGTATAATCAGACTCTTGATAAGTACTAGCTGTTACTTGTAATGAAGAAGTTGCATAATATATATCTGAAGCTCCTAATAATTGAAATATTCCTGTTCCACTACCACCACCACCTTCAATAGTAATATCAACTTGATTACCCCCAGCATTTGTAATACTAGCTATACCACTTCCTAAGAAATTTAAAGTTTGAACACCATTATCTATTAAAGTACTTCCACTTTCAATTGTAACTCCTGTGAATCCAGGAACATTTGTTAAGTCTATACTATGTGTTACACTACTACTTGCAAAGAAAAACTGTAGATCAGTACCAGACAGAGAACTAGAGTAGTAGAGTGACTGAAAATTGCCATCTACTTCTGCAAACGTTAACTCGGAACCTTTGTTCTGTCTTAATATTATACCCATTTAATTTTATTTATAAATATCACAAAAAACATTATTATTATTCAGAGTCTGGAAATTCTGCAAAGGAATTATCAGTTTGAATGCTAAGACGAGAATTATCTAATTTGACTCGTTGGTTTAATTCTTCTATACTTTGTATTGTTTCCATATTAAATATAATTTGTGTGGGTGTATTAAATTTTTTTATTGCGTTTAATTGTTTTTGAACTGTATCAGGAACTAAATATCCATATAATTTTAATGAAAAAGTTGCTTTAACTGACCTTTCTCCTTTTTGTTCTACTTGTACGGGGGTTGCAAAACTATCTATTCGGGCTCTAAATTGGTATCTTTCAGGATTACCCCAATAAGAATCAGATGCATAGTTTATAGCTTCAACAATTTTATTTAATTGCTCTATATAATAAGTAGCAATAATAAAATCATAAGTAATATTAACATAATCTGGTACTACTACTGCATAATTAACTTTATCTGGTGCTTTATTATTTAATATATCAAAATTATCATAAGCATTACTAACACTATATTGTTTCTGAAATATACTTACATTATGAGGATTATTAGCATCTAATTTATTAGCTATATTTCTTATTTTTTCTATATTATTGCGTTTGAATGTAATTAAAGGTAACATAATTTTACCTTTTTTATCCCTATAATAACCATCTTTTTGTACTTGCTTCCACCTTTCAGGGGAACCATATATAAAAGGGACTTGTTGAACCGTACCATTTTGTATTACTGTAGGTTTAATTACTTCCTCCATATAGTAAGCAATAGCTTCATCTATATCCTTAATACCTAATGAAAAAGGTTTTGTAGTATCGTCTCTAAAAGATACTTGATTACCTCTATTAGGTATATCAGCATTGTTAGGATTACCTGTACTAGAAAAACCAGGAGAACCCTTTGGTGGGTTATAAGGATCAATTTGAGAATTTAATATTTCCCTTTGAGTTTTTGGGATTGGTATTTTTCCTTGTTTAGCCATTTAATGAGGGGTTTGAATTATTTCCAGTATACAATCTTTCTTGTGTAATACCAACCTTATCAGCTGGTACATAATGTGTTTCTACAATAACTGAGATTGAAGAACCAAAGTCTTCTAAGCCTGGATTTTGTAGTTGAGGTGAATTTGGATAATCTGGATTTTTACCCATAAAATATTGATTAGCATTTACATTATCTACTTCATAGTATCCTTCATTATATAAAATTATATCTCCAACTTCAGGAACTAAATCAGCTCCATATTGATAATTTGTAGGGGCAAAATCTAAATTAAACTCTTCCATCTTACCTAATAAATCATCTCTTAAAAACTTAAATGTAGCACCCCATGTAAAATCTGTACCTAAGTCTGTTTCTGGGAATTCTTCATTTGCTCTTTCAATAAGACAATTTAATAAAACAGGACCCATATAGAATTTTTCCTCAGCTGCTTCTCCATAAATATTTACTTTAGTTTCTTCTAATTTAAATTTATAAAAAGAACACTGTTGGGTAATGACATCCGCCATTAGCTCTCTATTTAGGTGTCTAAATAAACTTATATCTCTTGCTCCTCCAAATAGTGCCATATTATCCTATATAAATTGGAAAAGGAACCTTGCCAAGTTCTTTTTCAATAAAATCACTTTCGGCTGCTCTTCTTTCTAATAATTTTTCTCTTGATGTTTCTCCTAAATAAGCTCTTAATCTATCAATTAGTCTTTCTTTTTCCCCGGTAGCTGCTGTAATTAAATCATTTGCGTTTAATGTAACATTATCTCCTGGGATTGGTACTACTTGATATTTACCTCTAACATATCCTAACATTTCTTTACATACCGCTAAGGCATACTCAAATATCCAACTTCTACCAACTGAATTAATATCATCATAATTTGGATTAGTATAAGGGACATCATAAATATTAGAAATAGTACTACTTCCTCCTACTACAAATGAAGCACTTGAACGTTCTGAATTTAGAATATATTCAAAATACATTTTATCCGGGGTTCCATCAGGAATTGGGAATAATCTTAAATTATTATTATGTATCTCAAAAGAGTAATTAGCTCTTCTAATCATATCATTAAATTCTATTTGTTGGATAATTTGCATATCAAAATTTATAGGCATTAACATATAATTAACACCTGCAGGAGAAAATTGACCCCATCCAAAGGTATCCATCATTTCTGTCATACCACCCCCACCTTGATAAGGATCAAAAGCTCTCATGGATGCAGGAGGTGCTTCATAAAAAACTCTCATGATTTCTATATCATGGTTTTTATAGTGAGGTATGTTAGCTTGAGCCCATTCTTCTAGATTATAATCTTGAACGCTTTTAGTTAAGTTAATTTCACCTGTGTGCCAGTCTACATTTCCGCCTGTACCAGCTTCAACCCCATATTGTTCTGACATTTGAATTATTCTTCCTAAATTAGGAACAATAATTGTATCTTCAATATCCATAGTAGCAGCATCTGCTCCTTCTAATGTTAGATAATTATCTCTAATTTTAAATCCATATAATTCATTAGCATATATTGTTACTGCTTCTTCAAAAGCAGCATAAAAATTTAAATCTTGAAGTTCAACATCCACAATAGGATATCCTAATCTTCGGGCCGCAAAAGTTGCAAACTTATCTGCATCTATTTGAAATTCAGGATCATTGTCATAAAACCCAAAAGGTGTATCTCCTGGTTGGAATGAACTTGATCCGGGCCATATTGGTATATTTGCCATAGTTTTTTTATTTACGCGTTATCTGAGTTAACAACTACATATTCTACATCCATTCTTTCTGTCTCAGCATATACAGAAACAAATTCTATATCTTGATCAAAAAATCCATTGAATGTACTTCCTGTAACTTGAGGACTTGAAAACATTAGAGATGATGTAGGTAATACATCCATAGTCCAATAACTTCTTGATCCATTTTCTGTAAAATCATTTAATGTTAAAGTAAATATTGCATCATTAGTAGTATTACCAATTTCAGCTTTATTTACTGTTACAGTTTCTCCAACTTGATAACCTGTACCCCCAGCTGCTATTTTTGCTTGGAATATGTCTGTAGTTATATTACTACTGGTTAAAATTGCTAAAGCTGCTTGACCTGAATTTTCAACGTCATTAGCTACAAGAGTACAAGTGTAATCAGAACTTACATTTCCAAATCCTACATTTGTTAATTGATCTTTTGATATTGTAATTAATTGAGTTTCCAGATATCCTGTTCCTATATTTACTGGGGTTACTGTAGAAACTACTCCTCCAACTGATACTACATTAACTGTACCACCTTGACCTGTAGTTGTATAAACTGCTATTTCTCTTGTTATATCATTCGTAACATTAGGAGTTAAACCATTATTAGTAAAAGCTTGACCTGTTACTAATTGTCCTGTTCCTAAATCTCCACCTGCAATTGTAAAAGAATCATCTACTACATATCCTCTTCCTGGGTCTAATACCATTACAGTTGCTAATGTTGGTTGTGAAGGGTCAGCTCCTGTAACTACAGCCTGAGCTGTTGCTCCTGTACCACTACCTCCTACTAAATTAACATTATAAGTTCCTGTGGCACAATCTGTAGGGGCTGAATTTATTGTTAAACTTTGACTCATTATTAAAGATGATGAAACCACAACATCTAATGTCATTCCACTACCACTAACACTTGATGTAGTTGGTACAGCTGGGTATAAACCAATTACTCCACCTGATCCACCACTTGTATATGATGAGGTTAAATCCGTACCTATAATACCTATCCCATCAGGGGCTTTAGAAGATGTAAATGAGACAGCCAATGAAGAAGTAGTATCTAAATTAGTAATTCTAGCATATTTCATACTACTTGAAGGAAAAGTACCGGCAGATGGGTTTAAACCATTGACGTTAAACAAATCAATAGAGGTTGATGCTGGTATTGTAACAATTCTTCTATCTACATTAGTAATATTACCTAATGTGAAAAAAGTTTCATTTGTAGTTTTAATACCTTTAACTACGTGTTCCTCCTTTATTTTTATTTGAAATGCTGATGGAGTTAAAATTGATGCCATAATTATTTTTGTTATAAATATATAAAAAAAGAGGCTTAATTGCTAAGCCCCTTTTAAATGGTTAGAATTATCGCCTAGCTTTTCCGCTAGTGCCTGAGGAGCCTTTGATAATTCCCCTGCTTTCAGCTTCTTCATAAATTTCAATCAAATTATCCACAATTGGATCTCTATGATTTTGCATTAAGGTAATAGAACACATATTTTTTACTTTACGTGCTGCTGAGTATAAAAATCTAAATCCTGATTCTCTTTTTGATTTTAAATCTACTTGATGGTCATCTCCACAAATAATCATTTTTGATCTTAAGCCTATTCTAGTTGAAATCATCTCCATTTGTTCATGTGTAACATTTTGAGCTTCATCTACAATAATACAAGAATCTAAAAATGTTCTTCCTCTCATAAATGCTAGGGGAACAATTTCTATTTTACCACCTTCAATTAATTTTTCTACTTTTACCTTATCATATAAAGCATACATATTTTGGTAAATAGGTTGAATCCAAGGATCCATTTTTTCCCGCAAATCACCAGGTAAGAATCCAATTTCTTCTTTTGATACTGTAGGTCTTGTAATTATAATTTTTGAGTAGTGTCTTCGTATGAGACCATCTAATGCAACTTGACAAGCTAAAAGTGTTTTTCCTGATCCTGCTCTTCCAGCTAATAAAGTTAATGTACTATCTAATATTTTTTTCTTTGCTTCTTTTTGTTCTTCGTTTAAACTTATTTTAAATTTTATGGGATTCTTCACTATTCTTTGTTTTCTGTGAACTTCGTCTGTATGGGGTTTTGAAGGCATTTTTGAGTGTGGTTTATTTTAATTAATTTGTCAAGACCTGCATTAACATGCATTGTGTCATCTAACATGGTCTCAAACTCATATCTAGAATCTAAAGGTAGAACTAAATCTACTTGAGAGCCCCATCTAATTAAACTGAATCTTTCGTTTTGGGCACAAAGATCCCCTTGTTGTTTAAAAGGGGCTATTACATTTACGTCCTCATCGGCAATTTGTATTAAGTGGTATGTGTAATCTAAAGAAGGAACATACACTTGGTTAGACATTCTTTCATTGTACTTTAAGTACGCCATGTTATTTGGGTTGATTACTTTATTCAGTATATCCTTCTCTACCGCTAACATGGGTTTATTTGTTGATTCAATAGGTTCTAATCTTTTATATTTTAATATACCCCCATATGGAATTCTATTAATATGAACATCATAAAATGACATAAATATTCCAATAACTAAAGAGGGTTTATTAAATTCACTATCACCCATTACATCTTGGATAGTATAATCGATACCTTTAATTTCTAAAACTTGCTCCCCGGGTTGGACTATTTTTTGATATAATATAGTTCCATCTGAAGGGCTATAAAAATGTTCATAATCTATAAATGTAGGCCTAATTGGGTCTCTAAAGAAGAAATTATTACTTAATTCTCCAACAGACATTTTAGATAATTCTGCTACTTCTCCATTTAACCAATCTTCTAATTTTTCAGCCATTATAGGAGGGATTTAAAATGATCAACTCTATTTAAGTGCATTACCATGCAACTTAACATAGCTCCTGATTTCATATATTCTGATAGATTAAATATTACAGGTTCCATTCCTTCATTAGAACATATTTTTTCTAATGATTCAATTTTATGCTTTTCTCCTTCATAAAATTCATCTCCTTTTTTCATTTCGGAAATATTGGAAGCACATAAAATCATATTTCCCAATCTAACAGAATTAGCCATTCCATAAGTTGAATCTTCAGCATCTATATCTATTATATTTGTATATTTGCTTATTTGTGCTAATTCTTCTTTATCATATAGTTCAGTGCAAACCATAGTTGAATGTGTATTTAACGGGAATATACTACAATCTAGGTGGTACATATATTCGTCTACCATTTTAACTTTAATAATTTTCATATCAAAATTTTCCTCCATCCAATGATATGTTTTTATGTCTGATCTAATATCATACCCACCTATATAAACATTATCCTTTAAATATTTAATATCTGCTTCTCCTTCCCATTTATGGGGGGATATATGAGTTTTATAACCCATCTGATTGAAAAATTTTTCACCTACAAATTCTTCACCCTGTCTTGGGGGAGAAGTATAATTAGATAATAGGATATGATTTTCATCTTTAATGTGGGGTAACTGTAAGCCTAAATTTGCAACATAAATCAAATCTTGGAAATTACCTTCTGCTGGTAATAAATGGACTAGAGATTGGCCTGCCATAAAATTATACAGATCCATAAATTGTTTATATGCTTTTGGTTTGTTTATGGTTAATTCTTTTTCTGACATTTCTTTCATCCAAACATTATTGGGATCATTGGTTGAAAATGTATGTGGAAAATTCATTACATAACTTTGAATAGGTAACTGTGATGGTGTTTCTTTCATTTGAAAACTTTTTAATTAATATACAGGTATAAATATACTAACTACTAACTAAGTATACACTAGTAGAAAAAAAAAGCCCCGCTAATGCGGGGCTCTTAATTTATTTAAAATCTATTGATTAAAGAGTGTTTAATCCTTCAACATAAATTTTACCATAAAATTCCGGGCGTACCACTTTCTTAGCATAACGAGTAAGTAAACCTTTTCTTGGAGTGAAGGTTGCTGGATCGTATACTAAAGGAGTCATGATTAACGGAATGTATGGAGCAAATACAGCACCAGCTTCTAAGAACTGACCACCTCTGAATCCCATTAAAATGGTATTTTCAGTCATGTATGGGTTCTTATAAACAGTGTATCTTGAATTGATAGTACCTGCTTTTTGTACACCAAATGCGTAGCTCATTTTAGCTGCATCACCATCAGAAGTACTAGCAAATCCTGGAATAGATTCGATAATAGTAGCTACTGTTGGAGAACATACCATGAAATTAGCTCCACCTCTAAGAGTTTTCTGGTGAATTATATTACTTAACTTCTGAACTTTAGTTCCTAAAGTTTGGAACCATTGTCCTTGTGAGTTATAGAAACCTAAATCTGCATCTACAACACCTGTTGAAGCTAATGATAGGTTGTTCTGTGCACTCCAGTACTCAGTACCAGCAGCAGCAGATTCGATCAACATATCAAGAATTTCTAAATCAATTTCTAATGAGATATACTCACTCATAATTGAAGTTAATTCAGCTTCAGCATCCAAAGAATGGTAAGCGTTAAGATCTTGAGCGAACTCAGGAGTCCAAACAGCTTTCAATTTACGAGTCTTAGCAACAATTGCTTCTGACTGCATTTGAATGTTGATTTCAGGAATAGTGATTGGATCATTATTACCATTTAAGTTAGTGTTACCTTCTTCAAAATCACCTCTTTGAGCGTCATTTGTTTGCATTAAGTACTCAACTTTTAAACCAGTACCAGCTTCAATAACTGATGAACTAACATAAAATTCAATGTTTTCACCATTGATTTTAGTAAATTGTGGGTATTGAGTTGTTACTGCTGGAAATGTTGTCGTTGCCGAACCTGATAAATAGAAACCTCTAACGGCTCTTTCATCAAAGTTAGGTAATGAAGAAGTTGGAATTGCTAAACATACAATCTGATCAGTAGCACCGGCAACATAAGATTGAGATACTGAAGAATCAGCATTTAAATCTGTGTACCAATCAACAGAACTAGAAGCTACTGTATAAGCAGCAGATTGAGTGTTGTTAATTGAATATCCAAATCTACCAGCACCATAAAGACCACCTGTAGCACCGTTACCAAATGGAGTATTTCCATCAGTAGCACCATATAGTGAATCACCTGCTGTGAATGGTTGTTTAGTAGTTCCGTATTGGAAATCTAAATAAAATACTAGACCAGAAGGTAGATTCATTGGTTGAACCGAAACGAATTCTTTCGCTGCGATTTGACCAAATACCTTTCTTACTAGTGGTAAAGCTACACCCGCCCATTGTGCTCCTGTTCCAGGAGTAAATGTACCTGCTCCAGGAAGTGGACCACCGGTATTGCTTTCTTCCATAACTAATTGCTTAGCTTGGTTTTCAAGGATCATAGACATATTGTTTTTCTCAGTTTCGTTACCGATACCTTCTAACAAGCCTGTCTTGTTCCATTTGTTGGCTAATCTTGCAGCATCACTTTGTAATGACTTGTAAGGATTAGCGCTTTCTAAAAGAGAATTTAATTGACTCATTTTTTACGTTTTTAAAATTTAATAATTGTTTTAATTTACTTAATTAGATTATTCCAGCTAATTTTTTAAAGCGTGCGACCATTTCATCTGATTCAACAATTGGTTGTTTTTTAGTTGTTTTTGGAGCTGATAAGTTTGAAGCACTACCTTTTGGTCTAATGCTTTCGCTAATAGATTTATTTGTAGTTTTGGATTTAATACTACCATCGATAGTTTCAAATACAAGTTTTACTTCTTTAATTGTTTCAGCTTTATCAAAAGCACTTAATACTTTAACCTTTTGGTTTTCTGATAAATTTTTACCGCGGAACACTTTGTTTGTGTAAAGTAACTTAGCATTTAATAAATTAATTTCATTTAATTCAGATCTTAATGTAGCAACAGTTTGCATTGCTTCATCTAAATCCTTTTTTAATTCATCTTTTGCTTCGTCTATTTCTTCTTTACCTTCATCAATGTCATCTTTAGCTTCAGCTACATCCACAGAAGTTTCTTCATCATCTTCTACTTCAATTTCTCCGTCTACGTCAACATCAACATCTACATCATCTTCGAATGATTCACCGGCTTCAATTTCACCTGCATTAACCATATCTTCGATTACGTCTTCGATAAATTTCTTAAGGTCTTCTTCAGACATATCTTCAAGGTCGATGTCTTCATCTTCCTCACCATCTATGTCTTCTTTCTCATCTTTTTCACCGTCTAAGTAGCCTTCTTCTTCAGCATCAGTACGTTCGTCCTCTTTCAAGTCCTCTTTTTCGTCCTTAATACCGTCCTTGTAGCCTTCTTCTTCAGCGTCTGTACAAGCATTTTCTTTAAGATCTTCATCTTTTTCTAATTCTGCTAAAATTTCATCTAAGTTCATATCATCTTCCTCTTTGATTTTACGCATTTTTTCAGTTTCAGTCTCAGCCTTATTATCAGACTTACGATCGTCACCTTCGCGCTTTTCCTTTTTGGTCATATACTCTTTCTTTTCTGAAATCTTATCATCTTTTGCTTCATCTACTTCATCATAAGCTTCATTCACTTCTTCTTCTTTTTCCATTTCTTCTAGTTTACTAGCAAACATGGCTTGAACTTGAGGTGAGAAAGCTTCTTCTAAAGCGACTTTAGCATTTGCTATTGCAGATTCTTTGACTGCTTTAGCATCGGCGATAGCCTCTCGTAAAAAGTTTCTATTCATTTTTCCTAAATTTTTTGTTGGGAAACTACGTTTATTAAGAAACGTAATGGGGGGTTATAATAAAAATTATTGATGCCATATAAGAAATGGCATATTATCAATTATACGTATATGAGGAGGTATAGAAATCGAAAAGGCGCATCAAAAAATTGAATACGCCTCTTCTAGGAACCAGGGTTAAACTGTTAAATTATATTATTGGACATTGTCCATGTGAGCATAATATCTCACTTAATATACTATTTACATTCTTATATTTGTCTTGTGCTTTAAATTCTTTGCTTTCTCTTACTAAATGCATAAATGAATCTGGGTTGGAAGGAGTTGAAACAAAATCCCAACACAATAATTCAAAATCATCTTGAACTTCCATCAATTCACCTTTTTGTTCTAATGAACCCATTCCTCTTGATGATACCCCAACAGTAATACCATTTTCAACTAATGCTTTAAGTATATTTCCATTTGGTGTTGGTAGAATTTCAATTTTACCCATTACATTATCACCATCCCACCACATATCAGAAACATTATGTGATACATTTTGAAGATTTATTACTGATGATTCTGGGTGGTCTAATTCCCCCATAGCTCTGTGTTCATCAACTAATACTCTATATTTGTCAATTTCTCTATCCCATAATTCTTTAGAATAGTATCTACCATTTCCATTTTTTACTTCAGCAGTAGCTAGTACTCCCTCAACTAAAGGTAAACCCCTTTTCGAACGAGATTCATTTAGAGTTACTCCCTTAGGTTTAAATACGTGTGTTTCTATTAATAATTGACTCATAATATGTTTTATGCAGTTCTAAATTTTGATAATCCTGAATATGATTCTTTGTTATCATTACTGTTTTCATTTGAATTTTCGTTACTACCATTATTACTGTTGGCATTACTTTCTTCATTTCTAGGAGCCCAATCAGCATCTTGACCATTTTGTCTTTTCCATGCTTCAGGATCCATTTCAGTAACCACTTTTTTGTATGATTTACCACACATTTTTTCATACATTTTTTCCATGCCCGCTTTTTTCTTTTCAAGAAGTTTTACTTCACGTTGCATTTCTTTCATTTTTTTCTTATCTACTAATTCAGATAAATTATCATCTTCAGTAACCATAGAAATTCTATCGTTTTTACTTTCAATAATTTCATCTAAAGCTTCGATTTGTAATTCTAAAGTAGCAATTTTTCCATTAGTTTCAATTTCCGCTAATTTGCTATCTGTCGTTTCTTTTTTTACTTTTTTCTTCTTGATTTTTGCCTTTGGTTTTTCTCCTAAAGGACTATTTTCTAATAAATCTACTAATGATATCATTTTATTTTCTTTTAATTCTAAATAACCAGTACCTACTTCACCTTCTGGGAAGTCTTTTTTTGTGGCTTCACCATATCCACCCCCAACACCGGGGTCTTTAACCATTTTACCTTTACCTAAAGCCGGCGCTTCTTCAGTGTATCCTATTCCTTTGATTCCAAATTGTGCTTCCTCAACATAATATAAAGGATTTTTATCCATATTCTTAATGACTAAATCAATTAATTCTTGTTTAGTTTTATCTTTGTTAGCTTCATCTGTAAGTTCTGTAAAATACCCTTGACGAAACTGTTCACCAGCTACATTATTAAGCATTTTATCATCTTTATAATCATATCCTCTGTCAGGTGCCTGTAAATCAGTTACTCCTTTTGTAACCTTTTTTTCAATGGCTTTAGCCTCTTCTTCAGAGATTAAATTCATGTTATCATCAAATAATTTAAACCAGTCTGGTTTTTTAGTATTTCCTGTTCCTACATAAAGGTTTTCAGCTATAATACTTCTACCAATTAGAGCAGATGATGCTTCCTTAAATCCAGCAGCGTTGCGTACTAAATTAGGATATTTTGATTTAACTTCTTTAAGGAAAATATGTTTACTACCTTTTCCTTTTTTAATTTGATTGTATTGTTCTTGTAATGTTTTCATTTATTCTCCTTTTAATAAGTCTTTAATATCTTTTATATAGTCTAAAATTAGATCTGTTGGTTTTATAACTGAAAATGAAGTTGGGTTTTCTGTGTAATAATCTCCTGTTTCATTTTTAGCATTGCTTAACATCTTATAAATATCATTAAGTTGTTGTTCAATTACATCAAAGGCAGCTATTCTTTCTTGCTGGAATGATTTTACATCGTCAGCTTCAAATAACTGTTTAACTTCTAATCCTGATCCTTTTATTTTTTTAGGTACTAAACTATATTTAAATTGTTTTATATATGCATTATCTTTAACTCCATCTTTACTTGCCTTAGGACCAGGTCCTAAGGTTGCACCTACTCCTTCTTTAACCCCATTTATAAAATCATCTGATACTGCAAATAATCGTGCTTTACCATTTTCTAAATCTGTTACTTCAATATCTTCTATATTATACTTTAATTCTAAATCTTTAGCTATATTATTTAATTTATCTACAGCGGCCGCAGCACTTTTTCTTCTAATTTGACCTGTCATTGTTTCTTTACCCAATGCAATTGATGAACCACCTGCTCCTATACTATAATCAATATAAACATTTAAAAAATTAGGGTGGTTTTTATCCCTTACAAATCTAGGTTCTGATATTCTAACTTGGGAATCTTCGTCTATTTTTTCCTTTTTTTTCTTTTTAAAAGCATAGGGAGTTGCGTATTGCATCCCTGTACCTCCTGTAAATGTAGCTGATCCAGCTCCACCCCCAGTTGTAGACATCTCATCTATTTCTTCTTCTGTAAGTTGTCCTTTTAATTGAGAGTAAAATGCTGGGTATTCTTTTCTTAAATGGGTTCTAAATTTATTAAATGTTACTCTTTGATCATCATAAATATCTCTTAATACTTCATCATCTCTTACAGACTCTCCTTTAACTAAATCGTTAGCTGCGTCTCTTGATGATTTTAATTGTTTTATTAATTCTGAAAATGATGGTAATCTTATAATTTTATGAGATGTACCCCCACCTTCAGATTTATGGGTTGGGTCTGTTTTAAAGTAAGTATCTAAGTCATTGCTTAAAAAATCTCTATCATCCCAAGGGCCATATTTTTTTTCAATCCAATCTAGTAATTTTGGATCAATATCTTTCTTTTTGACTTCTTTTATTAAGCCCATTATTTTTTCTACAATTTTATCCATTTGATTTTGTTAATTCTTCTAATAATGAATGGTATTGTAACAAATCAACTAAATGATCGCTTTTTATGTGGGATTTTTTATCTAATTCTTTTATTAAAGATGAAACTTCTTGAAGTTTTATTTTAATAACTTTACTTTCGGTTTTAGAAATTTCTTTTAAAATAGATTCTTTAATAAAAAGAACCTCTTTATTATAAAAGGATTTTAATGAAGGGGTATTATCTACAGACTCAATAAATTCTTTAAGAATGTGTTTTTGTCTTAAATTTAATGAAGAATATTTATCGTTAAATTTTTCTAATAATACATAATATGTTAGTGTACGAATATCTTTATCTTGAGATTTAAATTCTTCAATTACATTTTCTTTAACATTATTTCTATTAATATCTTTTGATGTTAAATGTTCTAATAATGTAACTTTATTATCTATAATTTGATTTGGATCAATTAATTTCTCAGTATTGTATGTCTCTAATAAAGTATATAAAGAAGCTTGTGCTTTATAATCATTTAATTTTGTTTTAAATAAGCCCTCAACATTATAATGAATTTTAAGTTCTTTAATAAGATTATATTTTTCTTTTCTTATTCGAGTTCTGTTAAGTCTTTTAGATGATTCTAATACCGCATCTAATATAGTACTAGCTTTAGTAGCATCTAAATTTTTTGATTTAAATAAAGTTTCATATAGTTTATATTCTTTACCTAACTCTGTATTAACAAAGTGGGATTTTAGAATTTTAATAGCTGGTGAATCTTTTCCTGACAAGGTGTCTGAGGTGATTTTTCTTACTATCACTTCAAATAAAATACCAGTATTCCTGAATTTTGAATGTTTTATATACATCAATACTTATTTTTTTATAAATATACTAAAATTATTGTTCCTTAATATTTGACTCGTCAAGAAGCGAACTTTTTGCGGATTTTTTTTCAAATACTAATTTTTTACCTGCAGGTATAGATTTTAACATTGATTGGTGCTTATGATAATGAGTGTTATTTTCTAAAGCCATAGAATTTTTACTACTATCATTATAATCTTTTTTCATACCTTTAGCACCTAATCTATCTTTTCCAAAATTATCATCTTGGGTATTTCTTTTAGATGCTTTTTCTTTTGGTCTACCTAATACTGTTTTATCATCTGTAGCATACTCATCTGGTTTTGGAACATCCCCGGGATTAGTATACATTCTTCCTTTACCATATAATGAAGCTAAATCATGAGGAGTACCATATGATTGTCCTGTTTCAACAGGATCATTACCTTCTGCTTCAATTTGATCTATTCTAAACTTACGTTTAGCATCTTCTCTAATTAAATCCCTAAAATCATCATATTCATCCTCACTTAGATGGAATAAATGATCATATATAAAGTCAGAAGGGAATAAATTAGTTTCAGTCATTTGAGCGGCTAAATCCATTTTTTCCTTCATTAATGCTACTCTTTCTTGATCATAAATGATTGAAGGTGTAGTTAATGATAATTCAAAATTAGCTAATTGTTCGTCTCTATAACCTTGAGTATAAAGGTGAACTAATGCAATTTTATATAATTCTGATACTACTATTCTTTGAATGCGTTCAATAGTACGTGCAAATCTAATATCTTGAGCTGCTAAAGTAGCTTTACCATCAGTATTTTCATCATAACCCATAAATGCTTTAGGTACTTTAAGTGCTGCAAATAGTTTATCTCTTAAATATTCAACATCCGCAATACCATCCCATTGCAAACCATTTGCACTTTCAATTTTAGTACTTGCATCATTACCCCTTACTGGGATGTAATAATCCTCAAGTAAGTTTTGCATATTATATCTTAAATTATACTCACCTGTTTTTTCATCAACATGGGGTGTACGTTTAAGTTTACTTAATGTTTTTTCCATAAATGCATCTACCTCATTTGGGGGGATAGAACCTACATTCATATAAAAGATACGTTTTTCAGGAGCACGAACAATTCTATGAATTAACATAGCATCCTCCATTAACACATATTGTTTAAATAATTTTCTTGCGGGTTCAATATAACTTCTACCATAAGGTAAGAAATTCATATCAGTTAATAAACGCAAATGGGCCATTTCATAATTATCAAATATAATTGAACCCGGACGATCTTGAGTTTGGCCTGGGACACTATAATACCCTGTATCCGACGCTGAAATGCCTTCAGGATCGAAACGGAATCTAATATCTTTTGGATTATCTTTACTACCATGACCCATCTCACCTTCTAATCTTTCAATGTGAAATGCTGTATAGGGAATAACATTATAAACACCATATTTTTCTGCAATTTCTAATTTTAAGAAAAAATCACCATACTTAGCTAAGTTTCTAACCCAGGGCCAAAGATTAAATTCAATGTTTAAAACATCATAAAATAAATTATATAGTATTTTTTGGATATCATCATCTGATGATTTGATTGCTAATACTTCACCCATATCATTTTTAAGGGTTGATTCATCAGCTATGATATCTAAAGCAGATGCTATAATTGCATCTGTATCCATAGCATCATATTCTGAGTATAGCATTGGTCTTAAATACTGATAGTTGAATCCAGCTTGTTGACCATATAGTGAGGTTGTGGAATTTGTGTAAATTTTATTAAACCTATCAACTAAAGAATTGGTTTCAATTTCTCCAGATTGTTGGATTTTATTAACATCAAAAACTTTAAGTTGACTACCTCCCACATTACGGATTATTACATCCGTTGAAAATAATCTTCTTAACCTTGAAAATAAACTTTTATCTGCCATTTTTATTTATTTATAAATATTATAATAACCATTTTATGTCATGGGATTTCCCATCAATCTTCATTTCATATGGATTCTGTATAGAATTTATAGCAGAATGGCCACCAGTGTATGTTGTTTTGTTAGATTTTACACTACCTAATGTTGCTCTTGTCATATCTAGACTTTGTTGTTGAAATTTCAATGATGTGTCTCGTAGAAACATACCAATTCCAAATGACATAACCAAGTCATCGTTATAACCTGTTTGAGCTTCTGGTCTTCCATTTTTCCAAATGAATACTTTCATTTCTTCTATTAGGCGTTTTGAACGAATTGATACAGATTTATCACCCACAAATTCCCTAAATTTATTTATACAAAGAGGTCTTGTTCTCATTGACATAGTAAAACCAGGAACCATTTCTGAATTGCCTTCAAATACTCTTAAATATGATTCAGCTGTAAGTTGATCTGATTTTGGTGATTGATATAAATTTTTATATCCTCTTTCTACAATTGCATCTAAAGTAGCCCAACCAATATTAGCATTTTCAACTACTAACATTGCATTATTATACTCTGTAGCCAATCCAGTTAAAAAATATCCAAACTCTTTAGGGGGCATTTGTCCTTTGTATTCAGCTACTTGTGTATTTGTTGCTATATCCATTACATGGCAGGCTGAATAATCTTTACCATCACCTCTAGCTACATCTGCTACTACCATATATTCTCTAGAATAGTCTGCAGATTCCCAAATCCATAAATTTTGATCCACACCTCTTCTTTCCATTGGGTCTTTAATAGTTGTTTCATTTAAAAATTCAATCCACTCACCATAAAATACAATATCCCCTGATGTACTAAAATCACAATCACACTCTTGGGCTGCTAATCTAGGATCACCTAACAAATCATCCTGTGCATCTCTCCATTCTTGGTTTCTTTCTGGGTGGACCCACCATGGGAGTTTTATGGGTAAAAATTGATTTTCTTTTGATTCAGCATTAACCCAAGTTTTATGAAACCAATTTCCAGTACCATAAGGTGTACTTAATACAATAGCACCACCACCCGTTGCTAGTGTTTGTTGAGCTGATGCCCAAATTTCTCCAATATTATCAATAAAGGCAGCCTCATCAATTAATAGTAAAGATACTGCTTCTGATCTACCAGCATCACTACTTGCTGAAGTTGCCTTAATTATTGATCCATTACTAAGTCGAAGAGATAATTTATTATTTTCTTCTGCTTTAATAGATAACCATGAAGGTAAATTATCATACATAAATTTTACCTTAGTAACCATATTACGTGCTGTTTCTTGTTTAGTCGCAATACATAATACATTTTTATCTTTATGAAACAACATTAACCATAAAGAATAACCTGCAGATAAAGTTGATATACCTAATTGTCTTGATTTTAAAATAATTGAATAAGGATTATCTCTAACTAAATATAAAGCTTTTTCTTGGAATGGGTATAAATTAAATTGAATTCTTCCTCTTTGGGGGTGTTGAATAAAACAGTATTTTTTCATAAAATGAGCTGGGTCTTGGGCGCATCTTAAATATTCTTGTCTTATTATTTTTTTTAAATCCTCAGCCATTTATTTTTTCCCTATTTTCCAATACACCTTTCCGGAGATTATAGGTTTAAAATCTTGATTAACACCTAAACCTAAACCATATATTTGTTTCTTTTTATCTTTATATAAAATTTCTCCACCTAAGTAATTAATTTGATCAGATCTACCAGCTACTCCTACTCCCCAATAAAATTCTCTATTATTAAGATATATTTCTTGGGTTAATGTTGTTGTTGGTAATAATATATCTGATTTTACTTGTCTTGAAAATATTTTGTTTTGGGTTATTGTATCTGTTATAGTTACAACTCCTAAAGAATCTAATACTATTTCATCTATGTAAACATTTTTAGCATAATAATCTTTTAATACCTCTAATGTATCTATTGGGGTTTTTATTATAATAGTATCATTTTCATATATAGTTACAATTTTTTCAATCCATTTAGGAACATATTCTATCTTATTAATAGTAATGGTATCCCATTTAGTTTCAATCTTTGTTATAATTGTAGGTTCACTAATAGTGGGATTAGAAGAACAGCTCCTTTGTAATAAAAGGAGTACAACTAAAACTACAATGAGTAGAAATTGAATATTTTTAAAGAAGACCTTCAAGCTCTTTTTTAATTTTTGTTAATTCTCTTAAGCGATCTGTAAGTTTTTGTTTTTCAGAGCCCTCAGCATTTTTCCACTTTTTAACTACTCGCTTCATTTCAGCTGCTGTTTGTTGAAGTTTTGATGCTAATTTAGATATTGAATCTCCTTTTTTAGCTCCCTTTATGGCTTTTTTATCCATTTCATCCTCATCATCATCTTCTTCTTTCATTAGATCTTGAGTTTTTTCTAATTCATTGTTAAAATCAGCTTGAGCATCAGCTTTAGCATTAATCTCATCTGCTGATTCTGCTTCTAATAATTCAAGAATTTCTTCTTTAATGGAGGATTTTAATTCTGATTTTTTCATTTAGAGTATTTTGTTATAAATATCACGAAAAAATTGATTGTTTAACTAATTTTGTACGTTCTTCTGTTGATCCCTTAATCTCAATTAAATTTTTAATTTTATGTCTATATCTAATAATTAATAATTGGATAGATTCATCAATTTTTTTTCTATAATCTGCATCTGTTTCTCGTACACCATTATTTTCAATTTCTACTCCTTCAGGAGAAACATAAAATATATAATCATATTCATCTAACATATTACTTGCAAATGAACAAAAATCATCTGCTTCCCCATAATACATTGAAGTTGATTGTTTAGCAAAAGCCATTACATCTATAATTGTTCTATCTGTTATAATATTATCTTGCATTAATTCACTAGCTCTTTCAGCTAAAAATACAGCTTGACCCTTTACGGTTGAGTCTGTATTTAAAGGAATACTCATTTCCATTAAATATTTTGAACGTTCAGTTCTAAATTTATATAATTGAAATTCTGGTAATTTAGCTAAAGCGTTAACTAAAGTTGTTTTACCTACTGACATTGTACCACAAAAACCTATTTTCATATTAAAACGGTAAATTTAAAGGATCTAATTGGGAAGATCCCATTCCCACTCTATAACTATCACTGTCGAAATGTTGTGTTGATACCTCAAATATACAACTTCCTTCTTCAAGAGCCAACATTTGGTGGGGTTGACCAGGCATTAAATGGATGCAATCCCCTTCTGTTACTTCAACTGTTCTTTGTTCAGCATTTTCAGTATCAATATATTTGTATAAGAATTTTCCTTTAGAAATATACCATGCTTCATCTTTTAGGAGATGATAATGCATTGAAAATGATTTATCTTTTTTAAATACTAAAAGTTTTCCACAGTATTTTTCATTATTAATAATCCACAATTCATGACCCCATGCTTTTTCATGAATTTCTCCTTTGTAAGGCATTGCCTCTAATGTATGATCCCTCATATTAATGTCTTGATGTTCCTTTACCAGCTGTTGTTTTATACCAAGGTAATCCCTCTCGCTCTTTCATTATATATTTAAAATCTTCTTCAGAATATTCAATACCACTTAAAAAATATCCTTTTTTAAATTCTGAATTTTTGGAAATTGGAACTATTGCTGGTGAATCATATCTGTGATGTTTAAAATGTTCCTCACCTTCCATTTTAATTAAATAATGTCTTGCACCTTTGTATTTAATTACTTTTTCTTCATAATATTTTTCTTTCTTTTTCATAATTTTTATTTTAATAATTGTTCTCCTACTAATGTTCCTTGTGCCCCCGATACTGTAATACCTCTGGCACTTAAAGCGTCACCCACAAAATGTACATTCGGATATTTTGTTAAACTTAAATCATTATAATTAACTAGGGGTTCTGGTGATAGATATTTTACTTCTGGGATGTAAATTCCCCAATCATCTTTAAGTGTTGGAAATACTTTTTTCATATCCTCAATGAAATCTTCTATATAATCATAATAACCTTTAAATGATTTTTTAACTATATCTAAAGATTTAGTGGGCATAGCATCAACTAAATCACCTTCACTTGTCATTCCTCTTTCACGTGATGGGCTATAATATAAACCCGAATTAGCTTTACGAGCATATCTACCAATACCTTTACTACAATCCATCCATTGTGAATTTACTAATTTAACTAATTCTCTAGACCAATCAAATGGTTTATCAATGCCTTGAATTTCCATTAAAATCCCAAAATTAGTCATATTATTTCTATGTTCTTCTCCTTTTTTAGCATGTCCATTGTAGCTAACATCTCCATACGTTTGCTCAACGGCAACATATGCTGCATTGTTGTTTGTACAGAAAGAACGTAGTGATACTCCTTTGTCTTCGAATTTACGATATAACTTAAAATCATAACTTACATCAATTAGTTTTTGGAAGTGGTTTTGTGGTGCTTCAAATCGAACACCTATTTGTACTGGCTTTGGTTCTGTAGGAAGATCATATTTTTCAGCTAATTTCTTACCGAAGTCAATTCCTGATTTGCCAACACCAAATATAAGTTTATCATATGATAAGGTGAAATTATCTACTTCACTAGCATTGGTTACCACTATTTGTGAATCAAATTTAATATCGGTTACTTTTTCTTCCCATCTAAATTCTACACCACCATCTACTAAATAATTATACCAATTTTTACCTATTTCATGTAAGTAATCTGTACCTACGTGCCATACAGGGAATAAGCGTAAGCCAAAATAGGGTTTAATAAAATCTGGTTCTGCTTGGGGGTCTGAGCATTGTACTTCCTCAGGCTTGGGATGGAATCTTTTAAAATTATTAATTACTTGATCAAATAATTCCATTGCTTTTTCATCTCCTGTGTATTTTGATAATTGACCACCAATGGATGTATGGTAAGTTAATTTACCATCAGACCAACCACCTGCTCCTAAGAAACCAGTCATTACTTCTTCAGGTTTTCTATCATATGGGTTTTTACCCATATCAATAATAGTGATATTACCTTTAAAGTTGTTATCTACAAGTTTTGTAGCGGCATTTACTCCTGCTACACCTGCTCCTACAATTACTACATTTTTACTCATTTAGACTTAATTTTATTTGTCATTAATATACGAAAAAAAAATGTGACCTCCAAATGAAGGCCACAGATCTTAAAATTTATTTTATATAATCGCTCGGCTATGAATCGAGCTGTAAGTTTATAATATTATGGTTGTTTTGTTGCAAATGCTAATTCCCCATTTAGTAGGATACCATGACCACATGCTAACCAACACCCAGCTGCAAGTTCATCTGATGTTGAAGTAGTAGGTAATCCAAAATGGTTAAGACCCATTCGTCCTATTGTATCCCTCATTTTTAGACTAAATTCCCCTAATGTTCCTACTGCCACATCCCAATGTATTCTTCTTCCATTTTGTCCTGCTGCTACTAAATTAGATTTTGAAACTGTATAAAAATTATAATAGTCTGCGTTTTGTTTAGGTCTTCCGGGTTTTTTGGAAGCTGCTGCTAAATTAAATTGTGACCCTACATCACCAAAATTATTAGCCCAATCAGTTGAATCAAAATCTCCTCCACTAAGAGCATAGGCCTGGGGGTCAACTGCTCCTAACCATATACACTGGGATGAAGATGGGAAAGTGACTGGCCCACCCCCTGTGTCTCCTCCAACATCCATAGCAAATCCCAAATTTTGGGTGTTTGATGTTCCTCCAACATTTACAGGCATTGAACCACATAACTCACCATCTATATCCACACTTCCCCCTATAGAAGAATTACTTGCATAATTGGGGGTGTCTATTACAAAATTATGCTGTGAGTCTACATAATAGAGATCATCTTCATTATTATAGGAACCAAATAATCCTATACCTGTACCTACTTCTGGTGTTTTCCCAAGTGCTACCAATCCACTAAACATCATATAATTTGCCATGTTTATTTTTTATTTATAATTATACATTAATAATCCCATTCTTCATCATCTTCTTCATCATCATAACCATAATCATCATCATCATCATAATCTTCTTCATCTTCATACTCAGCATCATAATTAAACATATCCTCATCTGATTCAGTATAATTTCCATCTTTACTATCTATATAATCTAATATTTTTTCTAAAGCAAATTCAGTTAATCGTTCATATATTTTTTCTTCATCTCCTGAAGATGACATAATTTTACTAAAAATACTTTTTAATGTCGATTGTATTTCTGAAGGAATATCTGTTGAATTAATTAAAAATGAATGAGCAGGACCTGCTGTTTCAGTACCATATCCTTTATAATAGAAATCTCCATCATTATAATAACGATAAATAATTTTATTTATAGCTCTTAATAATTCACCTTCAATTGTATCAGCATTACCTTGTCCAGGTACTAATTTTTCAAAGTAATCATTACTTCTTTTTTCTAATTCACCTCCAACCCATTCTTTAATCTTTTTCTTTTTTGATATTGCTGTGTCTTTACACATCTCATCAAATTCAGGTCCGTCTTGAGAGCATGCCCATTTTCTTTGTTTTTCAGAGAAAACTTCTTTTAGTTTTTGATTTTCATTTAACTTAAACTGTTGTGTAAGTTTTTCCCAAGAATAGTTTTTATCAACCCACCCTTGTAATTTTTCTTCATCCCAATCTTTCTTAAATTTATTAGCATTATTAAGATCTGTTAAGATTTTTAATTTTTTAGCAGTACGTTCGTTCCACTCTTTATTTGATAATTCCTTTTCTGCTTTTCGACTTACATCTATGGCATCCCACCTTGATTCGGTTGATTCTGTTAATCTACCTTCTGCTAAATATTTTTTTAAATCGAAATTTTTCATTTGTTTTATTTTACGGTGTAGTAGAATATATATATTCGTTAAATTGAAGATTGATATACTTGTCATATGGCATCGTACCCACATTATAAGCAAATTTATCTTTACCAATAGGAGCTTCATTTTTATTAATAAACCGTTTACGTTTTGTAACAAAATCTATTAAATATTGCTCTGGGTCTTCTTGTTTTTTTAATTGAGGGTGATTAGCTAATATTGGTTTAATTCTTTTTACTATATCTTCTACCGAATCTCTTTCGTATGCCATTTCGGCTATATCTTCTTCTTTAATTACACCTTCAGATAAATCTATATATGATTTCAAATCATCAAGTAAATCTTTATCTGTAGAGTTTTCATAGGCATCAGGTTCAAAATTTCCATCGAGTTCATCTATATAATCTTCAATATATTCATCCTCTATGCCTTTTTCTTTTCCTAATTTCCTAACTCTTGAAGCAATTTCATCTGCAGTTACACCTTCTGTAAGGAATTGTCTAAATCTGTATAGTTCTTTCATTTTATTTTTATATTATATCTTGTATTTTAGTATATTGATCTGCAGTTAGAACATCAAAAGTATAATCTTCAAAATCACCACCATCATAAAGTATAGTTGATACTGCTCCAGCAATATCATTTCTTAATTCTTTTGAATCAGCATTTAAAGCTTTAACTGCCTTAACATAATCTTTAAATGTGTTCATAGCTTCATCGGATACTTTTCCAAATTCAGCATCAACACCACCAGCATCAATTACATCATCATTTCCTACTTTAATTTCTCCTGCTGCCCATTCTGACCAGTAGTCTCTTAAATTATCTTCTTTTAGTAGCCTACCTTCAGCTAAATATTTTTTTAAATTGAAATTTTCCATTTTTATTTTATTTATTTTATCTCCAAAATTCACTTCCTTCTACCATCCAACGTTCAAAATCTTTATCAGAATGTACAAACTCTACACCTTTTGGATTTCCTATAAAGTAATCATCAAGCATTTGTTCTGTATCAATTTCAAATCCTAAATACTCTGACATTTTATCTTCATTAGTTTCTAAAAATTTGTCTCCATTTTCGGATGTAAAGTCTTTTTTATCTTCTTCAACGTTTGCAGGATCAGTAAAATATCCATAGTTAATATAATCTATAAATTCTTCTTCTAATTTTTTTACATCAACATCCATGTATTTGGTATAACTAAAGAAATCAAGTAATTCTTGTCCTCTTAGCTTAGTGATGTCTTCTTTTAATAGTTTACTTTCAGCTAAATACTTTTTTAAATTGAAATTTTCCATTTACTTTTATTTTAAAAGTTAAGTGCTATTTTTTTAGCTGTTTCTCCTTCTTCAGGGGTTATTAATCCTTGTTTAACATGAACATCAATAGCATCTAGAACAGACTCACGATCTGCTCCTGTTCCAACATCTAAATTTGCTTGTTTTACCCACTCGTCTTCTAAAGCCATGTAATCTTCAATAGACATTGTTTTAGGAGCGGGTAAAATATTACTTTTAATCCATCCAGCATCTTCTACATCAAAGCCAAAATCATCCGGTGAGGTAAGTACATCTTTAATGTAGTCATTACCACCAAACATAATAGTGGTGTCAACCATTATCTCTTCTTTTAATAGTTTACTTTCAGCTAAATATTTTTTTAAGTCAAATTCTTTCATTGTTATATTTTTTATATAAAATTAGATAAACCCCATTCCCCATCTCCTTCTGAGCTAGGCATATAATATTTTATTAGGGGTTTGAATATTTTCTCCATACCCGATTTTCTAACCTTAATAATTTCATCTTCGATTCTTGTTGATCTAATACTACTTATAAGCTTTTCAAATTCGGGTGTGATTTCATCCAATTTGAAGGTGAAAATAGCGTAATTCCCCATCATATCAACACCCGGTTGTTTCCTTCTTTCGTTTATGTATTTTCCTTTAAAAAAGGAATCACCTATTGTTTTTACAAATACATCTGTGGGTGTATCTTCATCACCAACAGATCCATTAACCCTTATAGCTGTTACACCCCCTATTGGTTTCTCCTCAAACACCCTTGATATTTCCTCTTTGATTATTTTACGTAGTTCCGATTTTTTCATTTTATTTGGTTTTATAAAATCTTTATACCTTCCTGTTTTAATTAAATGTTCTTCCAATAGAGGATTTTTTGATATAAATGTTTTTAAGTCAAAATCTTTCATTTTTATTTTATTGGTTTATTTTAATTAAATCTTCTGCTTATATTAGTTGCTTCACCAGCTACTACTTTACCATTTTGTAAAAGAACAACTCCATTAGCTGAATCACCATCAGCTTCTGAATTGTTAATAAGTCTATTTAGTTCTTCATAATACATATCCAAATTATCTTCTATGTGTTTATTAAAGACACTTTCCCAATTATCTCCAGCTGCATCTAATTCATCTGTAAGTCCAAATTTTCTTTCAAAGTGTTCGATATCCCAATAACTTTTAATAGAATCTTTTATATATTCTTCTTTACTATCATAAACAATATAATCAGGACCTTCATCATTCCAAAATATCATGTGGTACATTCCTGGTTTAAGGTCAATCATATATTCATCACTAAATTGTTCTTCTTCAGAAGAAGCATCATGTTCAGCTCTATTTCCTATATAAAGTTCTTGATAATCATCATGGCTAAGTATTGTAGCCATATCTATATCTTCTTTTAATAGCTTACCTTCAGCTAAACCTGATAGTTTATCTTTAGCCCATTCTTTAGCCAATTTTACGGCTTCATCTTTAGAATAAAATCCTTGTTCTACAGCATTCATTATCTCATAATAGTCATCGCTTACAATTTCTTCAGCAGATGCATCTATAATACCCTGAAGATATACTTCAGGTTCTACTACCATAGCACCCATTGCACCTTCAAATTCATCTTCCATTTCTGGGAAGTCTATAGCTTCATTTAATAGCTTACCTTCAGCTAAATATTTTTTTAAATCGAAATTTTCCATTTGGGTTTGTTTTATATTATGTAATTTATCATACCATGCTTTATATTCGGGATCTCTAAGAAGATTAGCTGTAACCATATCTGACATTGCATCAAATCCACCATTATCAAAACGATCTAGTTCATACTGAGCATCATCTGGGTCTTTAACGTATTTCATGATAATATCAAGTAACGCATCCATACTTTCATCATCAAAGACTGTAGGTTCGTTTTCAAATAGCTTACCTTCAGCTAAATATTTTTTTAAATCGAAATCTTTCATTTTATTTTATTAGTTTATTATACATATGTCAATTTATTCAAAATATTACATCCGCATTTACACATATCTTATTTTATTATAAATATTTATAATTTTTTTGCTTTTGATATTTCTATCGTATTTTGCTCTCCACCATTACTTCTAGCTGATATTTTTAGTTGGTATTGAGATATTCTATCATCACCTACCATTATATTTACAGTCATATCAATAATTAAAGAACCATTTTTATTACCATCATATATTTTGATTTTTGTTCCTGGGGTTAATTTAGCTGTTGCTCCCGCTGGGAATTTTTCTGGTGTATCGGCAGTTGATCCATCAGTTTTTCCTATTAATTTAAAATATGTTGGGTTAACACCTGAAATAGACATACCATAAGCTGCCATTTTAACAAGTGCTGTAACTGGGTTTGTTTCTCCAGCCTTATCTTTAAACCAAGTTATTAAATAATCTAAAGCTTTATAAGCAGCTAATTTAAATTTTTTCTGTTGTATTGTTGGTGGGTTTTCTCCTGCTTTAAAATCAATAAATTCTTGATTACCAAGTTTACCCATTACAGTACTTTTATAAGAACCCAATGCAGTATCAAAATCATACCCATCTTGCATTTCATCTTTACTTAAGCCATATATTGGGGGAAGTGGTTTGTTATCTCCATCTGCGGGTAGTAAATCAGGATTTAAATTTTTAAGAAACCCTTTTGCTTTACCACCTTGTGCATTTTGTTGTTTTAATGATACTGCGACAAATTCAGCATCCGTTTCTCCCCATTGACCTTCAAATAATTCATTAAGTTTACCCCAAGGCATAGCATCTGTTTCTAATTTTTTTACATCAAACCCTGGTTTGAGTTCTACATAAATATCTCCTGGGTTCCATTTATCTTTATCTATACCTGTTGCTGCCGCACCTGCTGATCTTATCTTTTCAAAAGCTCCATCTCGGATTAAATCATAACTACCATAATCTGCGTGTAATCTTTTTGCTGATGAAAGTGGATCATTTAATGCCGCTAAAGCAGCTAAACTTGAATTTGCATTTTCTCCCTTTAATATAGGTAATTTTTTATTAACTTCTTTTTTTGAGGTGTCATCCATACCTTTAGTATTAATTGGTAAGGAATTTAAAAGTTCATAATAATTTTCTGATGTGAATGGGTCTTTTTTTTTATTCCAATCATCTTTTAACGCATTAAAAAATAAAATTACTAATCCTTCTTTAACATTTGTATTTGTACTAAATTTACTTCCAGCACCTTTAATAACAAATATTTCTCCATCTTCTGTTTCTAAATAAAACGCACCTTTATTTGATGTTACCTTACCTGGTGGTAATGCTCCTTTTTTAACTAGATCATCAGTTAAATCTTTTCTAAGCCCTCTACCTTTTTCACTTACATCTTTTAAATAAATCCAAGTACCTTTTGGAGTACCAACACCTGTTTTCTTTGTTTGGATTGCTTCTACTTCATAACCATCTAAAGCATTTATTCTTGATTTTAAATCCAATAAATCTTCTGGTAGGCCTTCTGAATCTTCAAATTCCATAACGACTAATTGTTCCAATAATGTTTCTAGTAATAAAACATCCTGATCATTATTCATGTCAGGATATCCTTTAGGAAATTTATATGCTATTTTATTTAAAAATTTATCTATTACATCCATCTAATGATAGTATTTTGATTTGTAAATATACGACTCTTGTTTTAGGGAGCCACGTAATTTATATTATTCTACCAAGCTTTACAAGACCAATATCTGGCCTTAGTTTTAGGTCCTGGGGTATCACATTTATGTCTTTTTGCAAATGCAGCACGGGCTTTGGAGTCATTTATTTTTGCTCTTAAACCACCAGATCCAAATCTAACGGTTTTAATTTTCTTGGTTTTAGGATCCTTAACGTATACTTTATATGCTTTTCCACCGGATGTATCACGCATTGGTTTTCCTATTGGTCTATTGTCTTTTTTCTTAGCTTTTTTCTTTTTAGCTTCATCTAAGCTGCCAGCTTGTAATCTAACAAACCCATTATCTTTTAACCACTTAGCTGCTTCTTTAGCATTAGAAGCTTCTCCATCAAAATCATCAGTTTGGAAATAATAACCCTCTGGTGTCTTATAAACATCTACCATACCATCAGGACCATCAAAAATTGCAATGTGGTTTGAAGAATTAAAAGTTCCTTCATTCATAGACATATTATCTATTTCATCATGAACCCATTCTTTTTCATTGTCACCTAATTGGTCATAATCCATTCCAAATTCCATATTTGCTAACTCGTCTTCAAGATCCATTTGCTCATTTAATTCAATAGGAAAATCTAATGGTACTTTTTTATTTTCAGCTAATTCAAATTTATCGAATTTATTTAAATCATTTAAAGATTTTAATTCAACTCTTTTACCATCACTACCTAATCCATAAACTGTAGCATCATATTTACCAAACCCATCTGAGCGTACTCCTTTAAGTTTTTGTTTTAATTCTGCTCCTGCTCTACGCTTACTTACTGTTGATGTTTGTTCTAATAAACCAAAATGGCCTAAATTAGTTTCTGTAAGTAAAGCTAAATCATCTTTATTAGTAAATTCTAAAATACCTCTACTATATAAAGATCTTGCTTCTGCAAATAATTTAAAATAATCACGTGAACCAATGCTGCATAAATGCTTAATAAGCGGTTTATTATTGTCTATATGATATCTTAAATCCCTAGACAACATAGCCCTTGGAGCTTTGCTCTCATTAAGTACTAACGCAGTACTTTTAGTCTTACACGTATTACATCCACAGTTACACATATTATTTCATTTTATTTTTTAACCCCTATGCATCTATATCAATGTTATCATCTACCTCAACATCTACATCTTCTCCACCACCTTCACTTCCACCTTCAACAGCATCAGTGTCAGCTTTTACACCATATCGTAAAATACGTGCAATAGCTTCAGTTGCTCTTTCTTCTTCTGGTAGGTTTAATAGATAGTATTTTTTGCCTTCAACTTGAGCTATCCAACTGGTTTTTGTATAAATTAAATAAAAATCTTGGTCATTTTTAAGATTTATTCTAAATGTTGTAGGTTTTGGGGCAACCCAATCAATTGATGATAAAAATGAATCAAATTCATGAGTTAATAAGTCAACAATAACAGCTTTTAGCTCTGGGAATTTAGTTAATTCATCATATTCCACTGCAGCTTCTTCTGCTTGTTTCTTATTACCAACAACAGTTGGGACAAGTAATCTTATCTTTTCCCTTAATTCTGCTGCTGTCATATTATTTTTGTTTTGCTGTTGGACCTTTACCTCCGCCTTTTGCTTTATATGATGCTACTGCACCTGCAATTGCTTTTGCTGCTTTTTCGGATTTACCTGATTTTTTACCTTTTACTGGTTTACTTTCATTCATTGAATTATTCAACATTTCATTCTGAGCTTTGTTTTGTGATTCACCTATGTTTGGATATTTACCAATTACGGGTTTTTTAGAATTCAATGATTTCTTGGCAAACTTCATCCATGTAGTATAATCCTCTTTACTACCAAAATCGTCTGCATTTACTGATTTGAAAAACCTCGTATCAATATAAATTATTGCAAATTCTTCACCGTTACCACCATTTCCATCTACACCAATGTAATCCGTTTCATCTTCCAATGTGTATCCAAATAATTCATCATTTTTAAGTTGAGTTGCTTTTTGAACTGCCTGTTTGAATGATGGGTAGTTTGCAACATCATCATGTCCATGTTTTACACCGTGATATTCAACATTATAATGTGATTTTCTACTCTTTACAGGTTTACTCTCATTCATTCTACCATCTTGATCTTCATCCTTAGCATCAATTTTTTTATCCCAAAATCCTTTAGGTAAACCTTCTTTTAAATCTTTAGCTAATTTTTCTGCTATTGTACTATATTTAGATGGTTTATTTTCATTTACTGCTGCACCTTCAAAATATTCAGCAGGACCTATTTTCATTTTACTTTTATCAGTAACACCGGTGTCAAACCAAGCTTTAATAGCATTATCAACATTTTGACCACCTAAGAAATAGCTTAGTAGACTTTCTAATCCTTTAGCTCCATCATCTACAAAATCATCAAATTGTTCTTCGGTATCAAATTCCATTTTGTCATCTGATGTAAATAAATAAGTTGGTTTATTTTGTAAATTAGACATAGCAAAGGGCATTCCACTACCTTCGTGGTTTCCAAAATAAGATTCTTTAAGGGATACAATATCTTTTGATGGTGTTTCTTTATATTTGAAATAAATAGCATATCTTTTTTTATTGCCATTATAGTCTTCTAAATATACTATTTTTTTAGCAAATGCTTTTCCGTTGTAGGCACGGCGCCATTTATTCATGTTCATAGTTTCGTTTATTGGTTTTTGGTTTTCTTCAAACGCCCCCGAAGCATATTCTCTTCCTACGGAAACATCACCTAATTCATTTGGGGTATATAATGACGCTTGAAATCCAGTATCGTCATCTGTACCTAATTGGCCAGTTTCTTCAGCTACTGCTTGATCATATGTCATTTCTTTTCTTCCTCTTAACTTATCTAATTGTTTATCAATTTTATTAAGCATATAACCATACTCATCTGCAATTGGTCCTCCTTCTGGCTCTGCTTCTTGTTCCATATCCATTAATAATTCTTCTCTTTTAGCTAACAATAAACCTATATGATAGGAATTATCTTTTGGTTTTTTAGGAGATTTTTTTGATTTAATTTTAGATTTTTCTTTCATTGCAGCCTCAAATTCTTTTCTATCTTTAGCCATTTGTCTCATTACACGAACTCTAACATTGAAAGGATCATTTATATCTGTGTCTTCACCTAATGGCTCTGAAAATTTAGAACTAATAGGTTCGTCATTTAAAAATGGGTCATCTGCTACTATATCAATATGGTCTCTTATCATTGAATCTAAATATAAATTAGCATCATCTGTAGATAATGCTTTCATTAGGGACTGAATAATATAATCATCATCACCAATAGCATCTCTAAGTCTATCTAATTTACCCCATGCTTTTTCATCTAAAGTTTCTTTTAGATTTTTTTCAATAGCAGATCCCCTAGTTTTTTCATAATCTGATAGCTTACCATCCTTATTTAAATCGGCTTTTTTAGGATTTTTTAAAGCATCTTTAATCAACTCAGTTAGTTTAGGGTCTCTCATTTCTTTAGTTTGTTTTTTTGCCATATTAGTAGCACGCCCATACATAACTGCCTCTGCATCTTTACCATATTTCTTAACAAGGTCACGTTTGTTACCTTTCATATTCATGATAATATCTTCCCTTTTTTTAAGTTCTGACTTAGACAGCTTACGTTCGTTCATTCTTACTTATGGTTTCTTTTGAAATCAGCAGAAAAGTTTTTAATCTTATTAGCAGCAGATCTACATCTACCTTTGGCAGCAGCGCTTGTTTTTTCAATTTCTGCTTCAATTAATAATACTTGTTCTTTGATTCCTTCTAATAATTCTTTTGTATCCATTTTTATAAATTTTATTGGTTAATAACTAGTTTTTATTTATTTTATCAATCCTGCTAATTTTGGAAATCTAGATAATGATTCATCTAACGCAAATCCAATTTCAGCATCTTCAGCTGGATTGTCTTTTGTTACATTAACTATACTATCAGAGTCAACTTCATCACCACCAGAACCAACGAATCTTTCAGGATCCATTCCTTGTTCTTCATTAGTAGCTACAACGTGTGCTCTAGTATAATAAGTAATTGTATTTCCTATTTGATCAAGTAACTTTTCATCACCCAGAGATTTTGCCTCTTCTTGAGCTTTAGTTAAAAGACCTAATATAGCTGCTACATCCGAAGACTCACCTGCTAGTTCAGAATCAACTTCAATTTCTGATTTTGAAGATTCATCATCAATATCAACTTCGTCTTCAATGTCGATGTCAATGTCTTCATTGTCTTCAACATCTACTTCTTCAGCTTCAGTTAAATTCCACCATTCAGGTTTAGAATCACCGGATGCAAATTCATCTTCTAAATGATCTAAAAAATCTTCTCTTGAAGAGGTTTCAAATTCATAATCATCTTTATCATCATATCTATTTGGGAAGTAATCGTCTGCCCAATCTTTAATAACATCCATTGGTACATCCATTTTGTAGTACCTTTTCATATCACCTTTGATTTCTGGGTACATATCATCACCTTCAAAATTCAATAGTTCTTCTTTAATAACATCATCCTTAAAATCCTTTTTAAGTTTAGCTAATTTTTCTTCGTTGTCTTTAATATCTTTTTCAAGATTTTTTATGTGGTCTCTATCATCACGAATAGCACCTTCCATACGTTTTTGTTCTTCACTGTTTCCTTTTTTAGAATCTTCAGCTTCAGATAAAAACTGACTCTTGATGATTTCTTTTAATTCCGATTTTTTCATTATATTTGTATTTTTCTGTTGATTAATTTTATTATAAATATGTTAGGATTTTTCCTTATTGATATTTTTTGCCGGATTTAATGGCTGATTTATATGTTTTATCTTTCCTTTTTTCTTTTTAAGTCTTCTAAGTATTCAATTTGTTTACGAGTTAATTTATTATAATCAAATACTTCTCTATCTTCTTTTAAATCTTTAGCTGATTTATATAGTGAAAGTAGTCTTTTAAGTTCTTTCTGTACTAACATTTCTGTTTCACTAGTTAAAGGTTCACCATTAGCTTCACCACTATCTAATATTTCTTCTGCATCTTTGATTTGTTTTTAATACCTGCTTTACTCATCCCTTCGTTGATAGGAAAATCTTCTACATTAAATTGAAATTTTATTTTTGGGTACCATGCTCTATCTCCATCATATTCCATTTCATACCAATTAGATTCTGATTCTATATCAAATCCTTTATCTTCTACCCACTTTAATGCTTTATTCCAATCATTAGGTAAAAGTTCATCTTTAATATTAAAACTAATAGAACCATATCCCTTACCTTTTAAAGGGTCTGTATCTGGTCTATCACCACTATACATTCCTAATGAAATGCTAGGATTATAATCATTAAATTGAGAATCTAATTCTTTTCTTAATTCTATTTCTCGAGATTTATATTCTCCATATTCGTCTATTTGACTCTCCTTAAGATAGCGGTTTCTATTCCACTTAGTGATATTAAAATTATCCATTAGTTTTAGTTATAAATATATAAAAATATGTTATCTTTTAAGACTATTTAAATGTTCAATAGTTTTATTTAAACCCTCTAATACTCTTACTTTATCAGGAGCACCTACCCAATTTTCTACATCTCCCTGTTCTGTAATAAAACCTTTATTAGATAATAATAATTCTGCTTCTATATAAGCTTTAAACTCATTTGCAAAATTATCTATTTCTGAATTAATAATTTTAGATTCATAAGCTTCATACAATCCTGCTACTTTTAAATGGTGTTCAAATTCAACAACACAATTAAAACATTTTTTATGGATATTATAATAAGGTTTATCTAAATCAGTATGCATTTTTGATTTACAGTTAGGGCAAAAAATAGGCATTATGTGTGCTTTTTTTGCTTTATCTAATTTAGTAATATTTTGTTTTATTCCTTCTTTAATAGTCCAAGTACGACCATCAGTTTCCCAAACATCACCTTCTTTATATTCCTTTTCATGTTTGGCGTAACCCACACTTTGTCCTATTTTTTCACCATGCTTACCTTGAATAAGGTTACGCATTCTATTTACGTCTTTTTCTGTAAATTGTTTATTTAATCCTTGTACCTTACTCATAAAACTAATTTATTTAATTCTTTAATAATAACTTGTATATCATCTTTTGATAAATTACCACCACTATACCATTGTTTTATTTGGTTTGCTAATAAATTAACATCTACTTTTATAGGCAAATCATTGGGGGTAGTAATTAGTGGGTTAGTACTTCTGGACCTTAATGATCCTTCTTTATATCCTTTTGATAAAGTATTTGATTTATTCATAATCCTAATGCTTTAAGTTGGTTGATTGTATCCTGGGTTGATGTATGTAATATACCAATACCCCCAGCTTCAATCCATTGTTCTATATTTGATTTTCTATCATCAATTAAAATATGGTTAGGTTCAGCATAATTCTTTTTATTATAAGCTTGGGCTAATGTTAATTTAACTCCAGGCATGTTATTTCTAACCCATAATCTTTTTCCTAATCTTGAGGTTTGTGATCTTGATGGGGATGATAGTAATTCTACATCATAATCTTTAATATAATTCCAATAGTCTTTACCATCTTCCATCCAAGGCATCCCTACCCAAAATCCAACTTTACCTTTACCATCAATTAATTCCCAAAATCCATCTTCCCCAAACTTTTTTTCATATTCTCTGGGTGGTATTCCTTTAGAGTACTTTTCAAATGATTTATCAAAATCTGTTAATACACCATCCATATCTGAATATATTTTATATTCCATAGGGGGTGAAGATACAACCTCTTCTTCAGGTATCAAAACTCCTTCAGCAATTTCTCTAGCAAATTGATTTAAACCAAATGGATCTTTACCTAATTTGGGATCAAATCCCTGTTTTTCATCTAAACTATCAGTCCAATTTCTAAATGTCATTGTACCTTTTAAATTAGCTTCAGCTTCAATATCATTTAACTCATCATCTTCTTGAGTATTTGTTGTTGTAATATTACCTAATCTACCTTCTAGATTTTGGGTATGATGAACCATTTCATGGGAAAATGAACGTACAATATCTTTTGGATGTCTGCCTTCAGTGTATAATACAATTGTTTGAGAATTTGGATCATAATAAGCAGTTTTACCTAAAAACTCTTGAGCATTACTACGATCACCATTTATGAATTTTAAATTAGGTAAGGGTTGAATATTCATCCCCTTATCTATCATATGCTTAGTTAATTTAGCTATCTCTTTTTTAATATCTATATTTTGAGAATATGAAGCATTTTCATTTAATGGTTTTCCTCTTTTAGAATATCTTCCTTCTACTTCAAAATTATTACTTAATGTAGACAATACCTCTTGTGTTTTTTGGGTTTCTCTATATAATCCCCCTGTCCAGTGATCTTTAACTGTTGAAAAACCCCAAGGCCCTCCTGCTTCTTTAATTTTATTCTCAACCCACCCACTTAAATCATAATAATTAGATTTTTGTTTAATTATAACAAATGTTTCTCCTTTTTCAAGTAAATCCTGGTCTGTTAATTGATCCATAAAATTTTTTGCTCCCTCTAAAGTTTTTGAAAATGAGATATTTTTTCCATTATAATTTGTCCAAATATATTCTCTTAAATCTGGGATTTTGGTTGCATTCTTAATGGATAAAATTCTATATATTGTTCCAAAATCTTTATAGCCTAATTGTTTTAATTTTAAAACAAATACTCTATTAATTGAAGAACTATCATGTACTCCTCCTTTTCCTAACCAATCTTCAACATATTTATCTAAATCTATTTCTTCATTTAAGTTTTCTTTTAAAACTGTTCCTTCAGGAAGTTCTAATGAATCAAAAAAATCTTGAGCTATTTTTAATAGTTTTTCTTTTATTTCTGGTTTTAAATTAAGATCATCCCAAACATCTTTTACTAATGTATCTTGTATATCAAAACTATCGATTACATCTTTTTCAATATTTTCTTGAAGAGCGATTACAGGGGTAGATGTTTTAAAATCTTTTTTACGCATTACTGTTTTTGCATACATTTCAATATCATCATCAGTAACATTTATAGCAAATGGTATGTTTATGTTATTATTAAAATCCTTAACAACAGCATCAAAATCATCATCTATTTTAGATAGTGGTTTACCATGTTTTTTATGTAAACGTTTAAACATCCCTATAAGTTCAGCTACTGTAATTGGTTTTTTATTTCTTTTATCATTTAATCTATCTAAAAAATGCCTAGTAAATTCAATATCAATACCCAATTTATTAAATAATCCATCAGCATATTTTTCAATTGAGTCTAATTGGGGTTTAGTAATTTCTTCTTTAATAATTGGTCTTAGAATATTAAATACATCTTCTTTTTCTTTATCATCTAATTCATCTGGTAGGAATGGTGCTAATTCATCGGATGATACTTTGGCTGCTTTTCTAGCATTGGTACCACTCATACCTTTATCTTGAGTAATTTGTACTTTTACTTTCATATTAGGGTAAGCTGATTCTATATTTTTAGTTCTATTTTCAATATCTTCTAAATCATCATCTCTTCCTTCTCTTCCTCCTATAATAAAATAAACCTCATCTTCAGGATTATTTTTCCCTAAACGAATAATATCACCAATTGGTGATTCAGCAGGCTCAATCTTAACTTTCATGGGTAAATATTTTTTAAATATATCCCAAATTAAAATAGCTTCAGCTTGACTTACCCCATTTCTTTCCTTACTTCCAACATAGATAATAAATTCATCTATTTCAGGGAGAGATTTTAATGCTTTTTTTACTACCTCTAAATGACCTTTAGTAGGTGGTTTAAAACCACCTCCGTATGCTGCTATTACTTTACTCATGAATTTAAGAATTTTTCTATTCTCATTTGTGCCTCTTCTTTAGACATAGTATATTCAATTACATCATATATAAAATCATCACTTAACATAGTTTGAATTTCTTCTTTATCTTTAGCTTTTCTTTCATCAGATCGTTTTTGTTGAGCCGGTGTTTTAGGTTTAGTTCCTGTTGGTTTAAAGGGAGTTAGATATTTTTTAATAATTTTTTCTATATCTTCCATTCTATTATCTAATGTATTAGCTACTGCTATGAAATTATTACCAAATAAATCAGCATATTTAGGTAAATTATCTGTTACATCTTTCCAAGTACGCATCACAATAGCAGGTGCTAAACTCCTATCTTTACCTTCTGATTTTTCATATCTATCTTGATTTTGAGTTAATGAACGTTCTAAATCAGTATAAACATAAAGCATCATTACTTTATATCCCGCTTCTTCTAATTCATTTTTTAATTTTGCTGTTTGATTATATGAAGCTCCTGTACCATCTAAAATAAATGATTCTTTTCCTTCAATAGTAGCTTCTACATCACCCTTAAATTGTTTATTAGCAGCTGCCATTTGTTTAGCTTGCTCACTTCTTTCTTCAGGAGTAGCATTTTTTAAATCTAAAGTTACATTAGCTTTTTGCAACATTGGAACATAGATATCATCTACATTTAATATCTTTAAACCCGCTAAATCTAAACCACGTAAAATATACCCTTTACCTGCTCCTGGAGCTCCTGCTAATATAATTGCTTTAGGTTCAGCAACTGCTTCTTTTAATAATTGAATTAATGAAATCATAAATTGGATATTTTGTTATAAATATCACAATTTTCTTTTAGCTTGCGTTCTAAATTCAGTAAATACTGGTTTGTGACGTGGGTTTTCTAGGTCAAATAATTTTTTAACAGTATTAAATATGTCTATATTTTCTTCTTGTGAACGTTTAGATTCATACATTTCCCATCCTTTACCTTGTATTGTACCTTCTTTAGGTCCTCTTTTTGATGATTTTAACCACAATATACCATAACGATCTGGTTTTTTACCATAACATTCTTCATAACATTTACCATAAATAGCAGTTTGTAAATCATATGTAGTTTGTAAATGGTTTGATGTTTTAAAATCAACAATCCATAATTCACCATCAATTTCACATATCATATCACAAGTACCTGCTACTTTAATTTCATCTGAAAATAAATGTACTTCTGTTTCTATTAATGTCGGGTTATAGGTTTCCCACCAATCAACAAAACGTAAAAACATTTGCCAAACATCTGGGTTGTACATAGGGGTTCCGTTTTGTAAAAAATTTAATTCTTTACCATTAAGGTAATCTTCACACATTTCATGTACTTTAGTACCTTCTTCACCTGCTTTTTTTACAATCCAATCGGCACTATATCCTACTTTTTTTAACCAATCTTGGAAAAATTTACCTTTTGGGTAATAACTTAAAACATAAGTTATAGAAGGATAATACTTACCATTTCTTCTATAATATCTAGAATCAGGTAATGTAATTTGTTTAGCATCTTCAGAAATTTCTAAAATTCTATTATGGGATTTTTTTATTGTTTTTTTACTCATACTAACGATAATTTTTTTTCCATTAAGGCGTATTCTGTTAGAGGAATGGATTTTTGAATTAAGTTGGTAAAATGAGTAAATCCCATTTCGCTAGGGTCTTTCCCTTCAAGTTCAATAAGGTGAACTTCCTTGCCTTCATTAATAAATCTTTCTGAAAATTTTAAAGATTTTTTTAATGCATCATTATCTAATGCTATGTATATTTTTTCAACAGTTGATTTTATTATTTTTTTCATTAAATTAGACTGTATATTGTTGCCTAATAACGGTATAGCATTTCTTTTAATGGCTATGGCATCAAATGGGCCTTCGCATAATATTAATGGTAATTTCCAATTTATAAACAATTCAAATGGGATAATATCACGTGATGTTTCAGGATTACGATATTTAATGTATGGTTCTTTTTCAAAAGATCTGCCTGTAAAATAATTTAGATTTCCTATATCATCATAAGAGGGTATAATAATCATTTTTGAATATCTTCCGGATGTGCAATATCCTATATTGTATTTTTCAATATCATCCTTTGTAATACCTCTACTTTTTAAATAATAAGCTGCTTGTCTCCCTTCAATATCTGAGGGTGTTATGTTTTTAAAGGATTTATATTCTTTAGGAAGTTTTAATAATTCAGTATTTACTACAGTTTTACGTTCCTTTTCATTTCCTATTAATTTATATAACTCTGTAAATTTTTCAGGAGAGGCTCTAACTTGTTTAAATAAAGATGAAATTCTAGTTCCTTTTTTATTACAAACCCAACAATGCCAGGGATTATATCCTTTTTTATTTTCAGAAAAATTAATTTCTAATTTAGGTTTATGGTGATTACAATACGGACAGTTATGGGCTTGGTTGCCTCTAGCTGTCCGTTTACCTGTTCCTATAACAGAATTCACTAAACTTACTAACAGTTCATTAATCATGAGTTGTAATATACAAAACTAAATTTGGGTATCAACGGTTAGTTGAAATCTTTTGTAAAAAACTTTCCTAGGATATTATCATTAAAAAATTCATCGGGATTTTCTAAAACTTGATAAACCATTTGATATTTAACTTCATAGTAGGTTAAAAGTTTTTTAGTTGGAGCGCATATAAGAATTTGACGTTCGAAATTTTCTTTAGGCTCCGTTTTATATAATTCTTTTAGATGTTTATTTGAACCCCAATATGATTTCCAATTTGATTCTTTAATTGCTAATTTAAATGAAGGTCTACGGCCCACAACACCAGCATATTCTGCTAATTCTTTTTTTCCTAGTTTTACTTTAGATGTATTTTGTAATATTTTTTTACCTATGTAAGATTTTTGGGAATCTATGTGTATTATTCTATATACAAAACCATAGGTTTCATCTGGGAAATCTGAAATGTTTAACATTTCTTGGTTTAAATATGTCCAATTTATCATATATCAAAATTTACAACAACCGTAGTATCTGTAAATTGAGATACTGGGAGTGGGAATGATAATTTTCCTACTGCTACTAATTCTTGGGCTCCATTGTATAATCCTACGCATGTAATATAAGGTTCAAAAAATGAACCTGTTACAAAGGGATAGTAAGATTGATTTAAAGCCCCGGCTATTGATGAAGTTAAAAGGGAGGGGTTTGTTGAAAATCCAAATTCATTTTCTAATACCGTACATTTATATTGTTGTTCATAAATTGTTAGGGATGATGAAAACTCCAAAGTTGTTCCACCTAATAGCCCAACATTTGAATTTATTTCTTCACCAATAGTTTGTGTATTATTTCTAATTAAAACAATAGTACCATGAGGATAAAATATTTGACCACATATGTCTGATCCATTTATTATATTTCCTTCTCCATCATCTGTTAGTTGTATTCCTGCTGGGAATATCGATGAAGTTGTTGAAAATCTAAAGGTTCCTGGAATTATCTTCTCTCCATATAATTTAGTGGGGATAGAGAGTGTAGTAATTCGTGACATTGGGGGGTTTTCTTCACTTCCTGTAGACCAATATCTTTGTTGAAGTAATGATGATTGAAGATAATTATCATATAGAGGAGATTCGATACTACCATTAGATCTATCATCTTCTCTATTAACCCCTGGAAGTATACTACCTGTATTTACAATATCTCCTATACTTGAAGATATATAATTTGTATAATATAATTGTTTTGCACTATTCCATATTGAGTTAACGGAAGAAGAGTATTCAAAACCAGTCTGAATATTTAAAGATGATGTATAGTTGCAATTTATACCATCATAAATATTAATTCCAGCGTCTGATCCTGTAATGGAATTACCTGTAAAAGTAAAGCCTTTATCTGCTGTAAAAGGAGTTATTGTAACGTCCTTTGTTGTGAATTGTTTCCAAGCACTCATTCATTAGAAGTCTAACTTGATCCTTACAAGTAATTCTTTAGTAAAGTCTTTTAACAATGGTCTTGATAGTTTAGCAACCGCTACTAATTCTTGATCATTGTTATATAAACCTACTGTAGTAATATATACTTGGGGGTCATTAATAAAAGAATTGTATAATACAGCTCCATCTGAACCTGATATAAATGATGGGTTTGTTGAATAATTAAAGTTTTGACTTCTTGCTCTACAGAAAATAAAATCAGATGATAATTGTTCGTTTGAATTTAAAGTCCACCCGGGTACACTAGCTGCAGATGCCATATTTATAGCTGCAAATAATAAGTTTGGGTTATTTGATTGGTTATTTATAGTCCTATCAGTACTTAAATTTATACCTCCATCAACAAATCTACCATCTAAAGCCTCACCACTTAATATAAGTGTAGCAATGTCTGGTAAAAACCATCCATATGAACCTGATGCTAATGACCAGCCATTTGTATTTACTGATGTATTAACAGCACCTGCTGATCCTGATACTAAATTATAAACTCTTCCAGCTTCTGAGAATACTGCTGCTCCTCCTTGTTTACTATCATCTGTTAGATATAAAGTTTGAGTTGAACCCGATATCGCAAATGTCATAACCCCAGGTAGAAGTTCTTCTTTATATCCTGATCTTTCAATAGGGAGAGCATAAAAATAAGATGAGGATTGGTTACCAAATACAAATGAAGCTTCTTCATCTCCTAAAATTAAATTTCTATATTGGCCATAATTAGTTCTTGTTGGGGATAATATTGGAACATTTGGGTTGTATAACAAACTACCACTACCATCAGCATCACAATAAGCTATAGCTGTTTGAACTGATCCTGTTGCTGCTGCTGTACCATATAAATTATAGTAAAATTGACCTGTTGCACTAGCTACTTGTACTGAGGATGTATAAAATGTTGTTAATGTAGGTTGGTTATTTTCCCAAACTGTACTTGTCACATTTTCATTACTTATAATTAAATCCTCAGATGAAATAGGTGAAAAGGTTGCTATGTTGTTTTGATTTTCTTTGGGCATATCTTTTTATATTTATGTTCTAGTGATTTGTATTGGGAGTTGAACTCTTGCTCCTGAATCTCTTCCTATTATTGTTAAGGTACTATAGAGAATAGTAGCTGAATTTCCACCTTGACCATATAAAGTATTAACACCCGTTGCTGTTAATAAACAACTAGTACCAATTACAGTTCTAGATACATTAGTACCATTTGTTATTATATTTTGATTATTTAAAGCACTTGCTGCATCAGTACTAATACCTTGACCAACAACTCCTTCATTGGAAGCAAATTGTCTTACATCACTTACAGTAAATAAATATCCTGATGATTCTACAACTGAGTTATTACCTAAATAATTAAAGGTTTGAGGGTTTATTGTTGTTGTTCCTGTTTGAGCAAGATCAACAACTGATACTCCACCACCAGTAACTACAGGCATTTTAGCTGTGTCTCTTGGTAGAGTTACTAACTTATATTTCATCATTTGAGTCTCATCAGGAAATGCTTCTAATAAAGGCATGTTTTGGATAGCTTCACCATAATAGGCGGATCCTGAGGGGTTGGTTGGATTATATAAGGTATAATCAATTTCATCATCTGATAAGGCAAATGAACTGATGTTAAAAGAACCATCTCCTCTGGCTAAAAGTTCTCTTCCTTTTGTTGTTAAGATAGCATCAACTGTTACTACCTGATTATTTAAATATCCCATTTGTTATATTATTTTAATTATAAATATACGTTTTTTTGTTTTTTATTCCAAGTTATATTACTCTATTGGATATTTTTTAGTATCATTATCTTCATCGGCTCTGAAAGCATTTTTAGCACTTAATTGATTTATTATAGTTTGTACATTTCTTTTTTGCTGAGCTGAAAAATCATTAGGGATTAAATATCCTGATGGTGATAGGGTTTTAACTCCTTCTGAGCCTGTTGGGGCTGTTTGGTATATTACTACTCTATCATCAGCTTCAATTCTTCTTCTAAGAGTAAAATTAAAAATTTGACCTGATGGAATAGGAATATCTAAGGTTCTTGGATCTGGGTGTACCATTACTTTATCAAAAGTATGGGCAGATGCAGTCATTCTTACAAGACTTGGTCCTCTTACCGAAACCATTGATGATTTCATAGTATCCCCATATCCATCTGGAGGGAATATAGAGTTTTCATATTCATCATTTGGACCATTATCTGTAATAGTAAAAGTTTGAGTGTATAATCCACCCACAATAGAATTAGGTCCTACTGAGTTGTAATCTACTCTGATTTCATCTCCTACTTGAAATAATATAGGTTGTTGGAAATCTTCAAAATTTGTAACATTATCATCACTGTTATTAGTAGTAAGTTGAAAATCTTCATAAACATAATTAGAAGGATTTGCAAAAAATGGCTCTTTAACTAATTGAATAGTATCTGCAGATCCTCCTGTATTTTTTATATTATTTGGTATTCCCGGGAGGACTACAGCTACCCCACTTATAGAAGCTGTAGAATAGATACTTCTTGAAACATATTGGTTAAAAGTATTAACCAATGCTAATCCTCTACCAGCATAACATATTGATGTTCCTAAATCTACACTTGCACTAACCCCGAAACTTGATGACATTATTAATGATGCTCCCATCAAATATAATGAAGAATCTGTACTTCCTGTTAATAGTGAAAAAGCAGATTGGGATTGGACCGTTGAAAATAGTACACTAGCAGTTAAATAATATGATGATGATGGTAATGTAATTGTATTAATAGCTGTCCCCGCAAGCCCATACATCCTTGACCAACTTGAACTTACAAAACTTTGTGTAGTTGCATGGTTATTTTTTTCAATTTGGTTAGTTATTATATTTTGATATTCCATTGATCCTTGATATATCTGACTTTCTCCTACTTTAAGTGAAGTATAATTAATAGTAGCAGAAGAACCTGATTTAGATATTTTTCCTTGGTTATAGGCTACTAATGCTTTTCTATCAACTTCAAATGTACTTCTAACTTCTGTTAAATTTTCACCACTTCCATCAACTTTAATTACAACTGGGTTTTCTGGGGCTTTTTCCCCTTGCACACTATCTAAAGGACACTCAATAAGTTGATCAATATTAAAAGTATAACTACCCCATAATTCATTGGATTGTTTAGATGTTCTAAAATGAGCAAAATAAATAGGATGTTTTGCAATAGTATTAACTTCTACATTTATTGAAGGCATTGAACCTGGGAGTGAATCCCCACCATAAACTGGGCTTTGAGCATAAGTATAAACTACTGGCGCACTGGATTTATTATGAACTAATATTCCATTAGCATAATAATTATGGTTATTACTAACACTTGATAAATAGTATACAGTAGTTAATTTTATTTCGGTTGTTATCGATGAAACTATAATATCATCCCCTTTTATATCTTGACAGATATCATTAACTTCTATTTTAGATGCTTTTACCCATCCTTTTTCTTTCACATAAAATGGGTGTTCTTCAGTAGTATTAATTATATTACCATCATTAAAAGTTATAATTATTATTGACTCGGCTTCATGAGATGATACATCACCAACAATTCCTTCTTCATTCTTATTATCAAGTTCATTATAAGTTATAATACTTTCACCCTTTACTACATCTTCAATATTTTTAGTACTACCATTAAATAGTGATATTTGGGTTCCAGGAGTGAAGCAGAGAACAAAAGTTTGGAGAGATTGATTGGATCCCGATAATAAAGTACCAGGTACCCCCCCATTTAAATAAGCAATTTCACTTCCTGATGGTGTATATGAATTATAATTAGCACTTTGTAAAGTACTCCCCACATATCTTGGAAGAATTGATGATTTTTGAGTATAAAAACTATCAGGTATATCTGCTTTAATAGCTGATCCTGATATAATAGGTATTACATTTGAAGGTACACCTGATGATCCTGTTGAAGAACCTCCATCAAATTCTGCTACTTGTAAGTAAGTATTAGCTCTACTTCCAGTAATATTATTAATTAAAGGGTTAAATGGAGAGTTATTAAATATTGTTAAATTTGGAAGTTGAGGTGATGGAGTTATATTTTGTAAACCTTGGTTTGAGGTTGGAGTAAATATAGGGGTTGATGAACCACTTAATGCTCTACTTTGTAGTTGATTATAAACCCATCCTTGTCCTACTCCTGATGTGTTTGAAAAAGAAATTTTCCCATCAATAACTGTTAAATTTTGACTAAAATAATTACCTACTAAACCATATATATCTTCTGTTGTTGGTGTGCCTGTATAATTTGGAATTTCATATGTAAATTGTTCATTAAATGCTAAAGTATCTGTATTATCTACAGGATTATTATCAGAATCATAACTAATATTATTAAATGCCGTTATTATTGGGGCATAATTACCAAAATCTCCATAAGATCCTGTCCATGTAGTTCCTACAAAAGTTGCACTACCACTTCCGGGTTTTGGGGCTGAGCCTTTAATAATCCAACCTAAAGCTTCTGAAGAAATATAATCAAAATTAGACATATATATAGGGACTGTAATTGGTCCTGTAAGAGCATCTTCATATCCTCCACCCTGTGGTATATTTTGATCTAATCTAATAACTCTAGCATTGTTTGTTGAGGGATTATTAAACCAATATTTTGTTAGTCCATATGCATTTGATCCTATATTTCCATATGCTGTAGCTGTGGATGCTACCTGTTTAGTAATTATATCATTTCCCCCAAAGAAGGATGAAATTAAAATATTACTATCTAAATTTCCCAATAATCCTGTTTGATCAAAATCAACAGGACCTGTTATAGGATCAAAAAAAGTATTATTAATTGATCCTGATATATCAAATTTAAGATAAGGTCCTACATCATTAGGAACAATTTGTCCATCTTGAATTCCAAACATACCTGATGCTGAAACTGGTGGGTGAGGAATTGCCTGTAGAGGAAGTAAATTATTATCATCATATCCTAATAAACCTGCGGGTTCATAAGATTGTGCTGCAGTATTTCCTAATACATCCATTAGAGTAGGAAGAATTAATCCTACAACCCAAAAATTATGGTTATCTAAATGAGATTGTTGAATGAAAATAGATCCTGTTAAAGTGGAGTTTGGATTATTTGCTTCCCAATTATTAAAATCATCTTGCAATTCATCTAATTTACCGTATTCTTTTTGATTTACAACTAAATTAAATGAAAATGAAGGATAAGTATTAATTGGAGTTCCATAAGAGTTACTCCATTGTCCTTTACTTGAGGTAATTGCTAATTTATAAGATATATCATTTATTTCAGCTGTTGTGTAGGGATTATCTAACAGTGATTGGGTTGTAACTATTATTTCACTTCCGCTAAATTCTCCATTATAAAATTCATCCTGTGATTTATGTATTTCATAAACACTACCAGATATAGTTTCATTTCTTACAATGTAAGATTGTGTATTAAAGGAATTCCATATACTTGATGAATATGGAATTGGGGTTGTAGGAGATCCTATAAAATCATTATTTGTGGCAGCAACTGAAGCTAAAGGTGTGAAATAAATATATGATAAATTAACAGATTTTGGGGTAGCAGGATCTGACATTAAATCTAAACCTTTAACCCAAAATGATATGTCTTCTTCTGGCAGCATTTCATAATACGATGTGCTTGCAGGAGTGTTAATTGGAGTCAATGAAGCTGAGGATATAATATCTGTGCCTATAATACCTCTTTTTGAAGATGAAACAGCAAATTCAAACCCCTCATCATATCCTAAGAAATTAGTTGTGTTAGAATTAAAAAATTTAAATCTTGTTTTTAAAGGTTGTTTTAATCTAATACCTTGTGTGGGTCCTGAACCAAAATTTGAATCTACTATATCTCCATAACTATTTATTACTCCACCAGCTCTAATAAGGTTAGTGTATTGACTAGGGATATTAGTGGGTGATGTTTGTGAGTAAAACAAGAAATAAGCAGATTGAGTTACTTCAACATTATAAGGATCTAATACCCCACCTGTTCCTCCTCCTATAGTAGCTACATCAATACTTCCGGTAATTTCTAAATCTCTATATGAAATGGGGCTATTTATTCCTTCAGCTGTTGATTGACCCCCTACTACGGACCCCGTTTCTGGTGTGTAAGCTATTATAGTATTTGGATTAACTTTTACAGGGACGCGGCGATTGCGCTCCAACATATGTTGTTTAATTATAACACCTGTAGTTACGCTAGTACGTGCTGGAACATATGATTTAATGGCTTTAAATAATGAATTATCAAAATATTTAATTAATCTTAAATAATCCCAAACATCACCTTCTGTATATTTTTTAAAATATTCGTTTGCAATTTGTCTTAATTTTGGATAATAAGACTCTGTTGAATCATAAGCAAATCTAGGATCTGCTAACACATCAGAAATAACACCATATCCATAAGTTGCTATTATATCATCATTAACCTCGTCTTGAGGTGAAAAACCTACTTCTAGACTTGTTATATCCTCAGTATAACTCTGACTTATTAAATAATCTTGATCTATACTTCTATATTTAGATAATACTGTACCATAATCCTCACCATCATTAACTTGAATTTTATTTGAAATTCTATTTCTAATACCAATTGCTGGTTGATCTAAAAAGTAAGTTTCTACATTAGGTTTACTATATGTGTAGATTGATGCTGCCTCATATCCTATAAAATCATAACTTGAAGTTAAAGCACTAGTAGCAGGATCAATAAATGATTGGGTAAATATCATAGGTGCTGAGCCTGTTATTGCAGGGTGTGAAGATGATATTAATGTTGTAAAAGATTGACTTATAGATGATGTAAATTTATATTCTAGCTCATTACCCAAAGGAGCTCTAAAATTAACTATATCAAATGAAGATTCAGACCCTGTAACATTATTACCCTCAACAGACTCTGGATTCATTACAAAATCATTAAAGGTTTCTTTTGAAATATTATTTGAATAATATCTAAATTCTTGAAAGGATCCTGAAAATATTTTAGCTCCTTCATTTAATACCTCAGACATTACATCTGAACCAGACACATATCCTCCTACATAAACTCCATCAATATCAGATACCCCAAATCTATTCCATGATTCATTTATAGAAGGTGAACTTGCTGAAGGATCATCATATATTGTACTATTATATGTTCCCCCTCCATATCCTGAATTAAAAGCTACATTAGCTGAACTCATACTCACTGATCCTGACCACCCTAATGAATTACCATCCCAACCATCTACTTGCTTATTAGCCGCAAATAAAGTATAGGTAGTAGCATCCGCACTATCGTTAGTATGAGTATCTCTTTGTAATAATACACTCCACCAACCCCCATCAAAGAAGGGTAAGGAAATATCATTTGATATTTGTACTCCTCCATCTGCTGTTGAAGCAGACATATAAAATCTTAATTTACCATAATTGTAATAATCACTAAAACTAGATCCTGAATATGATCCTGATGGTTGATCTTCATAAAATAAACCAATCCCCCAATCCATTTGTTTGTCATTAGTTCCATTTGATTTTTTAACAGCTAATGATTGACTATAAAATTTACCCCCATAACTTGATGAAGGATGACCTGTAGTTTTAAATCTAAAAGCAACACCATCTGGTACTATATACTCATTGTCCGCTATTTTGTTACGTTGTAATGGCATCCATGGTACTTTAACCGATGAACTTGCCATATATTGACTAGCAACTGGGGTATACGCGTAACTATAACGTTTATACCATAAGTCATAATCATCCGAGTTGTCTTTATTTTTACCCCCAAATTCATTAATTCGAAGAATTGTATTTGGAACACCCCAAATATTAATTAATTGTCTTAAACCACTAATTGTACCTTTTTTCTTAGTAAGATAAGCCATATTATGATAAAGACGTTTGTAAATTTCTTTACTTACTTTATCAATAGCATAAGGCCATCCAGGTTCATTTATCTGTTCAACATAATTAAGCCATGAATATCCTAAATTCCAATAATTTATAATTTGACCATTATTTACAGCTATATAATCTGTAATTAATTCACTCCCTGTTGGGGGTACATAGATTCCATTATCCTCACCTGTTAAACCTATAAAATTATCTTGGTTATCATAATTATTTCCAAAAGTTTCAAATCCTAAACCTTTAATAGCTTCTGCCGCTAAATCTAAAGGTAAACCTGATTCAGGATCGTTTGTTGTATTATATCTTTCACTTAATGCTCTAGTATATAACCATACTTCATCAAATGATTGACCTACCATATTTGAAAATTCTACATATTCATCATTATCTGAATTTTCAGTAATAAAAGTTGGTATTGTATAATATAACCAATTTTGATTATCCTCATCATATAAAGAAGCTGATAATTTATATCCACCATAATATTGAGTATTTTCAACATCACTACCCACCCATGTTAATACTTCAGTACTCCCTGTTGCTAGAAGAGTATAAGGATATGAAGATCCTGTTTTAGGGTATGCATATGATGATGATTCATGATAAAGATAACTTTCATACCCATCAAAGTTTTTAACTAAGTTTGTTATGTTAGTCTGTAAACTTGCTAAACTTTGAGATATTTCTGTTACATTTGGGTTAGAACCAGTTGTTAATATAATAGCATTAATATCTGATTGATATGATTGTATTTGGGATACTTTTTCATAAAAATTATTAATTCTTTGCTTTGCTGATGAGAAGTTAATAAATTCATTAAAAGTATTATATGAATAATTGGGGGTAATTGTTACTCCCGTTTTATTTAAATGATTTAAAACATTATCTAAAGATTTTGATGATGGGGTTGAAATTAAATCATCATAAGATTTTAAAGTAGTTGAATTATTAATTAAATCTTGAAGGGGGATATTAACATTAGGGCCCTTAATGTAGTTAGCATTATCTATAAATGATGAAAAATCTTGAATAAATTCAACTTTATAAGCTATAGATTCTCCCACTTTTGTAACAACATACGATAAATCATCTACTTTATATTGTTGCGGGAGAGGATCGAATAGTTTGATTAAAACTGATGGAGTATCTCCATCACTATCAAGTATAATATTAATAGCAACTACATAATTATTTTCAAATAATCCAATATAAAACTCATCAAAATATTCTGATGAATTTAATTTACTATTTAAATTGATAAACCCTTGCTTTATATCTGTTGTAGGGATAGTATTAGAACTTAATCTAATTTCTGTTCTGTCCCCGGATATTTCTGATATATAATAATTTTTTTCTATTGATGAATTTAATTCATAATTGATAAAATTATAAAACGCAAAAACTTCTCCATTATCAAATCCTCTATTATATAAATCTGTTGTTGGAGAAATTGTAATTTCATTAGTTGGTATTACATTAATTTCATCCGGACTTTCAATAAGACCCGCATCATTAGTAAATTCTGTAGATACATCTGGGTTGGATGTGTTGTTTGTTATACTCCAATCAGTAAAATTATAATCTTGACTAATTAGTGATTTTTGAGAATCATATACATAAAATTCAATTAAACTCCCACTTTGAAAAAAGGATCCTGATATGTTTTCATTAGGAATTATTTCAGAATTAGCAAATTCATACCCTGTACTGACTATTTCACTAGCTGGTATTGAGGTACAAGATGCACTAATATTAATACTATTATCATCAAATAATGGTACTAATGGGTCTTCGGTGTTAGGGTTGAAATTTATGTATGTATCGTTACTTTCCATTAACTATTATATTACTGATTATCTGCAAAATCCTGAATTACTTGAGCAATTTCTTGTCTTACTTCTAAATTTTCTGTCCTTAACTCTGCTATTTCTGATAATAATGCTTCTATTTCTTCTTTTTGAGGGGTGTAATCAATAAAATCCCCACTAGTTTGGACTAAATATTGGTGGGAATTAATATCACCTTCTTTTGGAATTTCATAAAAAAACTTTTGATATAATATCCAAAAATCTTCTTGGGTTGCCAAATTAACATCAAAAAAAGAAGGATCATCAACAGTATTTAATTGAGTAAAACTCGTATCTACTGTGTTGTTAAAAGCATTTTTATCAAATACTTGTCTTTTTAAGTTTACTTGTTTTGAATTGCTCATCCTTTAGCTATTTTAAACATAATATTTTCATCAAAAACTTTTACTTGTCCCCCAATTGATGTTTTAACTAAAATTGTATAATATCTTTCAGGTTCTAAACCATTACAATATAAATCAAAATAACTTGAAGTTGCGTCTGAGCTAATTCTTGTATATTCAGTATCAAATTCAATTACAAATTCATTAGTTTCAGTATCTTTTATAGCATATAATGATTGGCTTTCTGGTAGAAAGTAATTAGTTGTATAAAGAGAAGCTGTTAAGAATGCTCTATCTGGGTATTTTGGCATAGCCGCAAATCTTAATCTAGGAATACTTTCTGAATAATATGTACCTTGATTATTATAAATAGAAATAAAACTTTCTACTTGGGGTAATATGGTATTTGTAGAAGATCCAGTACTAAAAGTATAATCATTAAATCTAAATTCTAATTGTGGGGGGTATATTGTATTAGTATCAATTGAGAAGAATCTGAAGATTGTATTATTAGCTTTAGTATTAACAAATTCACTCCCTGATGGTTGTTTAACTAAAAATCCTTCATTAGCAAACCCTTGAGCGTTATCTAATGAATAACTATACCAAGTTTCAACTGTGTTTGTTACATCAACTAAAACATCTTTAGTATCAGAATATGTAAAAATTTGTGATTGAGATATAGGATCTAATGTTAGATTTGAACCTGTATACCAATTACCTCCCCCTGGGAGAGTTGATTGGAAAGAAGCTGTTGTATAAGCATTAAATCCTGATGCAGGCCATACTGTAGATCCTGAGTAATCTAACCAATCCCAACTTGACCCATTTGTTACTATAGGTGAATCATTATATCTTCCAGTTCCCATACCCCAATTTCCACTTATTGGATAAAATTCTAATTCTTGGTCTAAATTTAATCCTGTTACAACAGCATTAAAGTTTTTTAAATATGCTTTATACTCTCCATTTGTTATTCTATCAGTATACATTTCAGAAATCTGACTTGTAGAAAATTTAATTAAATATCTACTAACTTGAGCTGTTGCGTTCGATTGATATGTTGATGCTTCAATAATTTGATCTAACCCAGTATTTTTACTAGGAAATTCAGTGTATAATGTAGTATCTTTTTCTGGGAATATTTTATATACAGCCATATCTTTTTATATTAATTTATTTTTAGCTTCATCTCTAAGAGTAACCATTCTCTCCATATAAGTAGATTGGGGGGTATAAGCATTTAATTGTTGTATTATTTCTTGATTTTCTCTATTTTTTAAAGGTTCACCTCCTGGTGTTGGTGTTAGAGGATTTGTAGATGCATTTTGTAAAGTATACATTCCATCGGATCCTACTGTACCTTTTCTATTAACAGCATTTGTTCTATTTGGTCCTCCTTCTGTTCCTTGTTTTACTCCTGCTTCTGAAGATTCTACATCTAAAGCCGTTACTTTAAGAGCAGGAGACTCACTATCAGCTGGTGTTGCACCATTTTTATATAAAATAGAATTTTGAGATGTTATAGAATCTTGTAAATATGGATTTTCTTTTGAATAAGTTTGCTCAAAACCACTACCAGCCACCATACCATCTACTACAACAACAGGGTCATTAATAGGACCACCTTCAGGTTCTGGGTTTTGGGTATCTAAATTAGTTTGGTTAAAACTATCAATTAAAGATTTTCTTGGACCTTTTACTATATTATCATTATGTTGTTCTAATTCAGGCATAATTTATTCATTTTATTTTATTTTTATAATGGAACTACTCTACCTTTAATATCAGTATTAGGATATTTTACTTCAAATATCATAGGATCAATTGAAGGATATACTACATCATTTACAGTTGCTCCAGGAATATCATAAGCATAAGCACTATATCCTAAAGGTACTCCAGTTAAATTATTTACTGTTACATTTTTTACTGTTTGAACTCCTTCTACTTTATCTAAAAGAATATATAAATTATTAAGTAAAATAGGTTGATTTATTTGCCAATTATCTATAGCAAAGAAATTAGTTAAGGATTCAATACATTTAGTAATAGTTTCATTGTTATTATAATTAGGTAATACTATAATATCAAATATTACTTCTATATTAATAATAAAAGCATCTTTAATTTTAATAGAATCATTAATCATTCTATACTCAGCTAAATATGTTTGTAAATTTTGTTTCATTAATGATGATGCTGTTCGCAACTGACTATTAGCATTATAAGTTAAAACATATAAGTCTAATATCGTAGGTAATTCACCAGGTTGAAATTCATTAATTTTAACAGGAGCTGCATATGCCTTTGCTATAGTTCCTAAATTAGAAGGCATAGATAAAGCTCTTATTAAGTAATCTTCTTTTGTTACAGTACGTAGTTGGTTTTGGAAATTACCAACCGCATTTAATCTTAATTCTTCAACAGTATCCCCATCTTGCCCTCCATCAGCTGCTAATTCATTATTTGAAGAAACTGAATTAAATATTTGGTTTGCGAGTGCTGTATCTGGGAGATTTGGGTTAACAAATTTAAAATTAGTATCATTTAATACTGTTAAAGTTCCGGCTTCAACATTAGACTTAACTCCTCCTCCAGTTAAATACCTAAAATTTAAAGTTGTATTATATGGAGCAATACCATAAGTATTTGTAAATATAAAATTTAAAGGAGAAAAAGCAGTTGTTAATTGATCTCTTTCAAAAGGTAAACCTAAACCTACATTATCAGGATTAGGTACTATTTCTTCATCATTATTTGTTGTGGCTCCCGCCCCAAATTGGAGTTGGAGAGAGCCTGAATCTGTAAATCTTGTAACAAATCTTCTTTGAACTTGTTTTAATCTAAGTAAATATGGAGCATCTTCTTCTATATTGAATTGTGGGTCGTTGGTGTTTGTGTTTCTAATAGTATCATATACGTTTTCTTGAGCCATATTAGGCACCTCATACCAAGTATTACCATCTATATCAACACAATCTAAAATACCTATAATATTAGTATCTTTAATATTTCTTTCATCAAACCTTTTTGAGGCATTAAATGAAAAAGAAGTTGTATTAATTGTTGCAGATATTGCTTTTCTTGTTTTTTTAAGGAGAAAGTATGTTGGATTATCTCCTGATATTTGGTAAACAGTTGTTGTTGTAGGATTTAATGATCCTGATGAAGAGAAATCAATTACATCTTCTATTAAAAATTTCATATTACTATCTAAATTAGATGTAATTTGTGTATTCTCTGGTATGATCATAGCATAATTATAATCAGGAATATACTCACCACCGCTAAATTTAGCAGGTACTTGTTGGTAGAAATCAATATTTACACTTGCAGCTGTTGTTACTTTTGGTTCATACCCTAAAAGATAAGCCATTTGGTATAAATTTTCTTGCTGTCGGGCTTTTTGGATAAAAGTTTCCTGTATTTGGTTGTCTAAGTAAAAGGATAATACATCCCCAACATAGGAAGCCATTTCCATAAATAACATACCTGTAGAAGTATCAGTAAAATCATTATAGGTATTTGGGAAATATGTTTTTGAATATTGTATTAAAGAATTTCTAAATTGGTTGAAATCTTTATTAATATATCTTATGTCTCTTTTTAAATCTGCCATTATTGTAGTAATATAGTTATATCATCAGTTATCCCAAAGTTTGCTACAGTGTATGTTAATGTAAAATTAATTGTATTTCTATTGGGGTCATTATCAAATTTTATTTCTTTAACATCTACTTGAGGGAAAAAGATATTAATATCATTTTGTATCCTTTCTTGTAATTCGTCTGTTGTACGATCTAATACATTTTCAAATATTAAATTTCTTAGATCAGCTCCAAATGTAGGGTTAAATACTCTTTCTCCTCTATTAGTAAGTAAGTAATTAATTAAATTTGATTTAGTTTGTTCTCTTGTTGTATAAGTAGGCACAAAAACAGCAGGCCCATTTAAGGGAAACCCAAACCCAACAGCTTTGCGGCCTATTGAGTCAATCGGGTATCTGTTTTGTATAATTCTTGCCATTTTATTTATTTATTTTTTCATTAACCCTGCTATCATACCCATATCTACTTCTCCAGCTGGTAGTGTTCCATTACTAGAATCATATCCACTTTGGGGTGAAAATGATTGAGGGACGTCAGCAGAAGTAAAAGATTTTGCGGTATCACCTAAGATGTTTGAGTATGCTGCTCTTTTTTCTTCAGCACTCATTTGAGGTTGTTGGGGTTGAATTTGTTCTATAACTGGGGCTATTGGTTGAGCTGCTATTGTTGTAACTTTAGGAGTCTTAATAGCTTCCAGTAAAATTTCCTTCAATTCTTCTTGAATTGCTTCTTTTACTGCTTCTTTTACTAGCGTTTTTAATTGTGATGACTTCATTTTTTTATTATAAATATTAAGTTAGTTAATTTTTTATCAATTTATTTGGAGATATACTTCTCCTCCTTGATTATATTCGATATCCATTTGTTCAGTTACTTTAAAATCAAAATTATATGACCCTGTATTTGGTAAATCAAATATTTTTTCATATTTCTCTCTATTAGCAGATACTATTTGAAATGTATTATCAGGTGTACCATAATTGGTATTTACCTCCACTTTAACAAATCCCTGTTCATAACTCCCATATTGTGAGTAACCTGATTCATTATTACTATATATTTGATTACCCCCTGTATCTACTGTTAATTTTACAGACTGGCTAGGAATAGTAGTTATTATATTTAATGTTCTTTTTGAATCTAATAAACCTTGGGTTGCCATTAGAAGAGGTAATTCTATTCTTGGGTTTATAGTTTCACTAGACCATTGGAAAGTAACGGGCTCTGGTGGTGGATTTATACCTGTAAGGCCCGAAGTATCTCCTTCATTATTGTTATCAATATCATTATCTTCAATAAATTTATTAGACCACCATTTAACATTAAGTGAATCAATTCTAAATTTAATTTCATCTATTAAAACTTTAACAGAGGTACTATATGAGTATCCCCCACCTTCTAAATTAAATAAGTTTATACCTTTAAAAATATTATAAAAATCAGTATTAGTATTTACAGCTTTAATTCTTCTTTGTGGGAAGGAAAAAGTATTATCATCATTATATTCTATAGTTAATAACCAATCCAACCCAGCATAATACCCAGAATTTTTATTTTCATTTAATACTATTATATTACCATTAACATCACTAGTACCTTCATCGGTATTTGAGGAAATAAAAATAGTAGGTTGTCTTTGATATCTATAAGGATTATTAGAATTGGGGGATAAGGAATTTAATATTAATTCTTCATTTATTACATTTAATTCACTATTTTCAAAAGTACCTGATTCAGCTGCCACATTTCCTATTTCATTTATTAAATCATTTTTTTCGGACTGGGTCATACCTTCTGCTAATTCTTCAATACAAACATTTAATACACCATCTAATTGTTGGAGTTTTGTAATTATAGTTTGTGCAGCATCCTGTATAGTTTTACCAGCTTGTGGGACTACTTTAAGAGCACCCTTAGCTCCTTTTAATAAATCTCCTAAAGTATCTAAAGAATCTGCTAATAAAGTAATAACATTTATAGGAATACCAGCACCCGGGGGAAATGATACTGGTACTGGTATTGCTTTTATTACTTTTACTGCAGTGCTTACCGTTGTAACTATGGTATTTGTTGTTTCTGCTGTTGCTTCTACAGTATTAAAAGCTCCAACAACATTTTCAAGAGCACCTTGGATTTGATTTTTTTGCTTTACTATTTGTAGTAATTCTTTTTTAGGAGGACAACTATTCTTAAATTTATCAACCATAGCATCTATAGCAACCTCAAATTTTGTTAAATTTTTGATTACTTTAGTAATACTTTTTATTAATAATTTAGATAAAAAAGACATTATTTAGATTTACTTACTTTTGATTTATACATTTGAATCCTATTAAGCATAGTTTGAGCTTTAACTAGAGTTTGAGTAGCGGGTGCTGGTATTGATGCATTGGGTACAAAAGGAATTGGTGTTCCTATTGGTGTTCCTAAGGCGTTACATAATGAAATTAATGATGTTAATAATGATGAAAAATCTGATAGGAATTTATCTCCTAATATTACAGGTTCAGTAGCATTTTTATCACCTAAATAAATTTCAGGGGAGGATATTATTGTTTTTGGTGTATCAATATTTACACTATTTACTGAATTTAAATTTATAGTATCAGAAGATGAAAATAATATTGAATCAGACTTTGAATTAAATAATAATCTACCAGAATTTAAAATTATTTGCTCTTCATTAAAAAGAGGTGCTGCTATAGGAGATGAAGAGTAAGATTTATAATTTTTACTTGATAAATCAATAGGGATTTCTTGTGTAGTCGTCAAGTAAACGCTTGACTTATCATCATTTATATCTTCTACTTGAGGAATCCAAGGATCACTATCCTCTTCATGCTGGCCATTTTTTATTATAGTAATAGCATCACCATTTTCCCCGGATTTAGACCAAGGATTTGGGATACTTGCATCTTTATTAGTTGAACCAAATCTAAATGATTGTCCCCACCTTCCTTGATATATTAAATCACCCTCATAAGGTTGAAGATTTCTAATTGATAACTTTTCCTTAAAATCTTTTCCTAAATCAATTTCAGTACCTCCATCAGTGACCCTTCTAACAGAACCTACTGATGTTTGTTCATAATCTTGGGATTGTGCCGCTGGTGTTGATTCACCATTAATAGGATCTGGGATTGCATTGTGGTGTGTACTATTCCAAATATTTATAGGTTGGAAATAATAAAATGTTTGTTCGTTAACATCCCCTTGGACATTACTATTTGGTAAAGCTATAACATACACTAATTCATTTTTTACTGGTATGTTTGAATTATTAGGGAATAAAGGCCTGGCGAAATTATCAGTTGTAAATTGTGGGTTTGGGTTTGGAGAATTTAATTTATCGAAAAATATACAACCTATTGAACTCCATTCACCAAATTTTTTAAACGCCTTATTTTCTGTTTTCTCATCAACCATAGCATGTCTAACCCTAGCTGAAAATATAGATGAGGGTTGTTGGTTAGCAGAAGGAGTGCCTTTAAGTGAATTTAATCCCGTAGGTATTTGTGCCATTATTTGTTTTCTTTAGAAATTTTTTCCATTTCAGCTAATAATTGATCTTTTTCTTCATCAGTTATACCTAACCCTCCACCAACTTCCATATTTTGGAGTGCTCTTTGGACAATAGTAGCCATTTTAATTAATGAATCATCATTTTTAACTCCAATTTCCATATATTCTTTAATAAGGGGTACTATTAAAGTAGCATCACCTATTTCTTGAACTAAAGGTTTCAGTTCTGATATTAGAGCTACTACTTGAGCATCTCTCTTTTTTTGGTTTTGGTAGATTTCTTCTAATAAATCAGAAAATTTTTTATCTCCAAAAACGTATGAATCTAATTGTCCCATAATGTTTTTGATTATAAATATATATTTTTTAAATCTATTTTGGGGGGAAGTATCCTTGATCTAAATAAAACAAATACTTTTCTTTAAATATAGCATATAATTTATTAGCTATTTTGGTAATTTTGGGAGTTTTAACATCTACCATTTCACGAATATAAATGTATAGGGCCTTTTTATTGAAAACATCAATAGCATCTCTTTTTCTAAATAACTCTAAAATAGCATCTGCTATAGAAGCATCATTACCTTTTGGAAATAAAACGTAAATTCTATCAGTACAATACTCTACATATTGATCTATAAATAATGATAAACGATCTTCATATTTATAATCTTTATTTTCCTTTAAATTTCTATTACTAAATTCTTCATCTTCTATTAGAACTTTAGTATCCTCTAATCTATTTTGAGATACAATAAATGATGGAGAGGAGGTATCTATCTGGGAATAATGGTTTAATTCTGATATTGGTACATTTTTTATTTTTTTACCGTAATTTTTTTGATTATAAACTATTAACCAACGTTTAACTATAGTTCCAAAATATGAATATGCTTTAGCTCCATTCTCAGGGTTAAATAAATGTATTTTAGATAATAAAAAAGTAATTATTTCATGTTGTAAATCTTCTAAATTCTCAACACCATCAGTATGGTAAAATTTAAAGGTATGGATAATATTTTCTGTAAGTTTATAAAAAGCCCAATGTATGTGTTCTGCATATATATCGCTTCGCTCTTCGGGATCAGAGGAGCGATTGTATCTAACAATCGCTGCTTCTGTAATTTTTGAGAAATATACTTTCTTTTGAGGTTGAGCTTTATGCCTCCTTATTATCTCATCCATAGGTTATTTTTATTCCTTTAATCGAAAATCATTAAGAATTTCTTGAATTTGTTTAATTTGCTTAAAGAAAAAACCTATTTCATCATCGGATTCAAATGATCCTTTTATGTCTATTTTTTTGATTTTTACATCTGCAACTTCTATTACTCTAGATATTTTATCTAAATAATCTAAATAACCCAATACAATATCTTCTGCTTTTTCATTTTTCTTTAAAAGATTCCAAGTTGTAAATCCTAAAATTAAAATTATTAAACTTAAAACTGATATAATCGCTATTGCTGTTGTTGGAATTATTTCCATTTTTATAATTTATCAAAAATATTTTTTAAACCCTCACTCTGAATAGAACCTAGTGCTTTAGACTTAGTGGATTTGTTATTGTTAGACAATGTATAATTTTTTTTACTGGCATCCACATTATTTTTAAACTTAGGTAACCACTCGATTTCAAATTCAATTCTAGCTGCCATTATGTCTGCTTGATGTAGGATAAAAGGTAAGGAAGTACGAGGTTTTTGCTCGGGCATCCATCCTTTTAAATACTTATCATTTGCTGAATCATATAATCCATCATGAGTTTGGATTGCTATCATTTCATTAAATGTATACTTAATACTATTATCCTGAAGGAGAAATAATCCCCTATCTGGAACAGCTGAGAATGCTAATTTTTTGTTAAACATATAATCTTCACCTAATTTATCTTTCCTCCATTTATCTGTTTGGGGAAGATAAGATTCATGATTAGCATCACCCATTTTACCTAAATCATGGTTAATAGCTGAGAATACTAATTCTTCGGTTGTAAATGTAGTCATATCACAACCAAACCCTTCCCAAACAGCAGACATTGATAAAGCAGCTTTAACTACTCTATTGACATGATCTACATAACCTCCAGGAAAAGCTGAATGGTATTCTTTTTTATGAGCAGCAGGCATAAGCATAATACGCTCCGCATATGTTTCATAAAATTTAACTAATTGTTCTTTACGAGGGGAAGAAATATAAGTATCAATATTACTCATAAATTCAACCCAATTCATTTGAATTTGATCTGCTGTTAATTTCATAACTTTTATTTTTAGATTATCCGTTTCTTAGAACTCCGGCTTCGCGTTCTATTAAAGATTCAAGTTCTTCAATTTTATTGTAAACTTCTTTAAGTTGTTTTCTAAAAGTATCAACGTCGCTTCCACCACGAGCTACCATTAGGTCTAAAGTTTTAACTCCGGATTTGATATTCACAAATCCTTTGTCAACTAATTCTTTGTTTCTAAATGCCATATTTTTATAATTTATTAATGTGTATCCAATGTACAACCACCCCCCCATTCATCCAACCTATATTCCTAAACCCCTATTTCCTTATTTTTTCCTAAATATCTCAAAACCCGTATTTCCAAGGTACCCAAAATTTTTTTAATAACCAAATTAAAATTAATATTCTTTAGAAATTTCTAAAATTTTCTGAATATGTGCACATTTTTCATATTCTTCTCTTTCTGGAGATTGGAAGTGTTTTATTGCTAATTCTAATGATGTTTCTAGAAAATCATCACTGTGGGTTACTATAGCTTCTATATGATTATCATCTTCAATTTTTATTTTTTTAATATAAAACCAAGCTCTATTATAAGCAATTGCCTCCCCAGCTGCAGCTAACTCCTCAGGGTCTAATTCCATATTAGAATTTTTTAATATTCTTATAGCTTTTTTCCTAAAATTTATATGGTTAAGAATAAGTTTTTTATGCATACCTAACCAATAAGCAGGAGTTGAAGTCAAATCAGCATAAGTAGTAACATTATTACTCACATCATCTGAACCAAACAAGTTAAAAATATTTTCAAAATCTATTTTCCCCATATTTAATATTTCACCTTTGAATCTCCTCCTTTTATTCTATAAAGAGCATACTCCCACTTTTCACAAACATTTTTATATTTGTGTTTTGTTTGGCCTTCCATTTTTTTACATTGGGCCTCAAATTGAGATCTTAATCCTTCTTTTTCAATAATATGATACATTTCATTTAATTGATCTTCTTGGTAACTCATTTGATAGGATATTTATTGTATACTAATATATGGTATAAATATTAGTAATCCAAATTATTTATAAATACTTTAGAAGTACCTCTTTCATTCTTAATAATATAGAACCCATTTAAGTCTAAACTATTAATATTATTAGTTGTATGTATTAAATCACCGCGAAAATTGTATATATAATGCGTAAAATCGCGTGTATATTCGATGACATCCATAGTACCATAGCAGTTGTCGAAAACGGGATTAAATGCAATATAATTATTATTACCTATCAAATCTAAATTAATAGAATTATTAGGACCTACAATACTTACGGTAGCTTCACAAGTTTCTTGATAAGATTGAAAAGCTGAGTTTACACAGTTAAAAGGATCACTCCAATTAGAATATGTATTAAGTAAAATTATAGGAAGTGGCAACTTTTTGCCATTAATACATATAAGTAGGCAAGGTGAGACTTGAACTCACGTGTAACCAACTACTCTTTCTACAAGGTATAAGCTTGAGGAGATACTTGCCTATATGGTGAACCCGGTAGGATTCGAACCTACGACCGTCGCCTTAGAAGGGCGATGCTCTGTCCAGCTGAGCTACGAGTCCATAAGTCAAATAACGTTTGGAAATTTGGTACCGCTGGGCGGGCTCGAACCGCCACGAGCCATTCGGCTCATCAGATTTTAAGTCTGACGTGTCTACCAATTCCACCACAGCGGCATTAGTTTATCTTTTAAAGATTTTCTGGGGGTATAGAATTAATATATTGAGATTCTGCTTCTTCTTGCTCTTTATATAGTTTTTCTTTATCTTCATTTGTTAAACTATCCCACCAAGCATTATAATTAGCAGTCATTTCTTCTTGAGTAATAGGGGTACCTAATTCTTCTTGTTCTTTTGCAGTATTCATAACTTTTTTTTATTTATTAACAATCCCAATCATATGCCGCAATTTGCAAACAAAGTAGTGGTGAAGAAGATGGAGATGCTTTCATTTCTTTCAAGGCAGTATAAATAACCTCAATTTGCAACCCACATCGTTCTACATTATTCCATATTTCAAGAATTTGGGTCATTTCATCTTCTTTAATCTTCTCTAAGAAATCTTTTTTAAATTGTGGTAACATATCTTTATTTATTATACGTGAATATACGACTTTTATTTGGATTTACCAAATTTTAATGTTATTAAATTGTTAATTTTTTTTAATCAAGCTTTACGCCATTCTCAAGCATCAACTCTCTGAGATGTTCTCTACACTTCTGATAGGTTTCGTATTTGTCCTCACTATATTCTGAATCGGGCATATATTTGTATTGTGCTCTCAGCCATTGGTCCATTTCCCACAATACGGAATGCATATTTAAACCTTGAGTTGCCATATCGAACTCACGTGAATCTTCAGGTAGATTGAATTCTAAGATTGCTTTCATTACTTTATATTTTTTATTACATGGTAAATATACGAAGGCCCCCTTGAAAAGCCAAATTTTTTAATAAGTTCTTAGATGCTTTAATGTAAATTTTAAATTGCTATTTTCTTCTTTTAACTTAGCATTGTTTGCTTTCTGTTGGTCTATTTCTTTTCTCATTCCCAAAATAGCAGACTTATAACTTTCAACTTTATCTTGAAGTTTATTTATTTTCTTCCTATTAAAAAGATCCATAAATTTATTTAATAATTTCCCACTTAAAAGGATTTCTATTTCTTTGGTATTGCTTCATAAGCCACTCTAAACGATCGGTTTTAATTTGCATTAAGTCAACTCTTCCACTTTCAATTTCAGTGATTTTTATTTTATATAACATTGTTTTTAATTTTAATTAGGTCGTCTCGAAACTTCTCTTCCACACAATATAACATCTATACATACGTATATATTATGATATCTCCAAACCAATACGACCAGTTGTTTTTAAATAGTATGAACTTGCGGGTATTGTGGTAGTAGGGGTAAATCCAAAACGACCCCCATCACCAAATACACTTATAGAAAACCCATAGAGATTTTCAATTAATGACCCTTCATCAACCGAAAGTGAAAAGCCGCCGAATGTGCCTAAACATGAGGTTTGTGTGGTAAGAGATTGATTGGCAGTTGAGTTAGCTTCCAGTGTAAAGTAAGCTACCGAACCAATTGTCGTCGGTGTATTTTCTAATTCGAATGTGTAAGTAACTCCGGCCGTCAGATCTGACGTTCCTAAAGTACCACTTCCATCTAATGATGAGCTGGGATATATTGGCATAATTCTATTGTTTTATGATAAATATCACGTTTTGTGGGTTCCGTTTATAATTTCCGAAGAACTTAAGCCTTCGAAGCGAGGCACATACAACATAGATTTGGCCCACTCCTTACCTATAATTCTCTTATCCCTATACTCCTCACCAATTACAAAAACATCCGGGGAGAAGTGTTTGATTGTAGCTGCTAGCTCCTCATCCGAACCAAAAGGTATTACCGTACGAATGTATTTAATTGCTTGGAGGAATATTATTCTATTAGCTAAAGTATTCACCGGACGACAGAAGCCCTTCATCTCTCGAATGCGCTCATCTGAGTCTATTCCCACCACTACATCTCCTCCTTGCTCCCAAGCTTTTTTAAATAGTTGGATGTGCCCCGCATGGAGCACATCAAAACAACCATTTAACCATGTTACTTTAGTTGGCATATGCTAATGCTACTTCAAATAACTCTTTATTTATTCGCATGTCTTGCTTGAAGTTCTTTATCTCACGTGCTTTTCGTGCTTTACCACCTGCGCGGTAATCGAAGTCACCCGTTACTATTTTTTCTTGAACTACATTAAATACTGACCAAAGATCTGATCCTTCATCTTCCTTCCTAACTGGTTGGATAAGTACATCATAATCAATTTCAATACGCTTCATTTCTTCTTTTGAAAACCTAGTATTAATAGCTTCTTGAGCAAAGGCAATAATTTGCTGCTCCGTTAGCTCCTGCTCCTTCATTCGATTCATTGACTCTACTGTCAATGGAAGCCTTTCAACCATGTCTTTAATTAGATCTTGTAGATCCTCAAATGAATAACCCATATGACGCATTTTAACGTCTTCAAATTGAGCATCTGCAATAACTAATCCATTTGAGCAAACCAAACGATAGAGACCTGCTTGGAATTGGAAGGAATTCTTCCCATCATGCGAATTAGTCATTAGGATTTGTGGAAATACTGTATCACCATCATCACCATTAATAACAACATCATCATTTCTAAACACTAGTAAGTGCTTTTGAAAACCTTTCGTTGAGCGCTTACGAGCTTTCACTTCTTTAGCTTCAATTGGCTTCCAACCTAGAAGCTCCATATCATCAATTACACGCTCCGTTGGAATGTGTGTGTAGTGTTTTGAAACCTCACTACTTGGCTCATTTGCAAATACTGATGGAGCTAAGCTCGCAATGTTTGCTTTTGTTAAATACTTTGCTGTTTGCAAATCTTCTGAATTCATCATAACTTTTATTTATTTAATTTATACAATTTTTATTTCTAACCTCATTTACCCTGTAAATATACGAATGCTTCCTCGAGAAGCCAAGTGCTTCACCGGAAGTCTTTAAGATTTCTTCAATAATGAAGGTGAAACATTAATCATTTGATTATTATCTCTGTCTCTAACCTTAATGTTATTGCTCATAATTTTAATAATTTCAAATGTTCGAATGGGATCGACTTTTTTATGCATGATAAATACTACCTCACCAACTTGAAAATCATCTTTTCCCAATCTAGCGGGAGCTTCACCTACTTGGGCTTTCATTGTGGCTCTTAAACCACCTGAATCATAACGAATGGTACCTAATGATATAGTAACACCATAATCTCTTTCTAATTGATCTACGGCTTTTTGAAAATCACCTCTAAATCTTTTAACATCATTTTTTGTTAAACTCATAACTTTTATTAATTTTTATTAGTATTTGTGCTTTTTGCACCTCATTTACATCGTAAATATACGAAGGATCCCTCGCTTCTCCAAGCGATTCACCGGAAGTCTTTAAAGAGCTAATGCAAATACAATAATCATCACAATAATATACAAGGCTCCACTTATGTCTATACGTTTTCTCATGCTGATAGATACGAAGCGGGTGGCAATTATCCACATCTTTAATATTACGCTTTGGTGACGTATTACTATATAAGTATATATTTTATCGATAGTGAAGTCTTTTAGTACTCTACAAATGCGCCCCTGCGGGTTTTTGAGGCCCTTATCCTATATGGCCTTTAATATAATATATTTGTATATACCATCGATGCTTTAGAGTTATACTCGATCTAAAAAGCCCGCTACACCCTTTTTGACGCATATCCACGCGCGATGGACGGCGGCACATCGTGGGTTATTATTACGTACATACGCCGTACGCCGCACGAACAATTATAGTTATTATATGTGTGTAGGTAAGTACCCAGTAGGTTATAATTATACATTACCATATAGTAAGGTACCCACCACGGTAGGTTATGTCACCGCAGGAGTACCTATAGTGATTATAATAACCACTTATTATTTATTGTGTACCGTATTAAATCTACTGTACTTGGTACGCACACTCAACTGGCCTACGATAACCATCATACTGATAATTACCATTGTCAATCACCACTCCATCACATATTGCCAAGGCATGTCCACTAACACCAACAATGTATTTACCTTTCTTAAAATCTTGGGCAAATGCTTTAACAGTGTATGCAACCGGCTTATGATTGTAACGTGGGTTACACATATCACCACCTTGTTTTGGACCATGTCCAAAGAACCTTAATTCTCTAGTAATGCCTTCATTAAATAAATCAAGCTGGCCCACCTCATCAAACG